CGTACGTGTGTCTGCTGGTCGACCTGGCGGACAGGGGCATCGTCGGCCATTCCGTAAAGATAATGAAGAATAGATGTCATCAAAAGCTTATCCTAATTATGCTGTTTCTGCTGGTGGAGCGCTATTTGCAAATATGATTACTGGCGGAATTTGTAACGATACAAATGGTAATATATTTGGAGCATTTGGTAATTATGGTGGCGCATTTTAGGGTGATAATACTGGTGATTATGGTAAGAAGAACGCATGTTTTGGAACAGGCGGAAAATGTTTACTGTTGAGCTGCTGGTATAAAGAAAAGGGTACTGCTGGTGCGATTTCTTATTATTATCCAGAGAATGGCAATTATTACGATAGCCTAAAATAGGAGGATCCTTAGATAGAGCCCGGAGAAACTGGTTTTGTACCTACGATAATTAGGCCAACTCTGCTTGGAACATATTTGACTAATTTTAGATAGCAAATAACCCCTTATGGTGGATATTCGTTTATAAATAGACTTACGAATATATATTATGGAGATGGTAATTACTTCGAATCTGAAAATAAATGGAATACAGTATTTGATGGAGATTGCCATGTAGAGACATTTGAGTATACATCTATGCATAAAGTGTACGGAGCATATAAGGGAGACAAGAATTTGAGTTTCCCTAATACTCATATGATAACATACTCTATACCAACGGAGTCGAATATATGGTGTAAATTCCAACACGGATGGACATTTAGCTCTAATGCAAGAGATAATTATGCATCCTTTATACAGGCTGAACCATGTGAGATAACAGAAGCTTACGTACAAAAGGAGCCAGAGTATGTTTATAATTCTGTATATAGCGTATATAATACAAGTGTTCCGCTTGCTGCGTATGATGATCTTAATCCACAAGATTATAATAAAACTATAGATACAAGAGTATATTATTCTGATTTAAAACAGAATGATGAAATTATAGATAGTTGGTGTAAATTTAGAAGCTCTAACTTTATAGATGTTGACTAGGAGTATGGTCCTATAACTGATATATGTACATTTAAGAATGTTCTTACATTTTGCCAGGAACAATCATTTGGCGTACTCGGTGTTAATGATCGTAGTATTGCTACAGATAATTCTGGACAAAACATAGTACTCGGAACTGGAGGAGTACTTGATAGATATGACTACTATAGTAATACTTACGGAATGCATAAACAGCAATTCTGTTCAGCATGTACTACAGGTGGTTTATATTGGTTTGATAGCCATAATAATGTAATCTGCTTATTCGACGGATAGAGCGTAGTATAGCTTTCAAAACAAGGTAAAGTATAGAATATATTAAACAAGTATAAGAAAGACGACAACTTTAAAGTGTTCTACAATAATAGGTACAATGAGGTTATATTTAATGTGCTAAGCGATGATATGCAAATAGTGTACAACGAAATGCTTGGAAAGTTTACATCGACATTAACTATACCATTTGATGGAGCTATATAGTTCTTTAATGGAGAATACCTTGTAAAGAAAAACGATACTGTATGTGTGTATTAGTATGACTACCTTGATGAGTCACCTAAATCAACAAATCAGTAGTTGCTTTCAAGCTACGTTAAATATGTTGTTGCTCAATAGCCACTTATTACGAAGGTATTTGATAATCAAGAAATTGTTACATATGAAAATCTATAGTTACAGGATGCAATATACGACTAGGATGACTATTTCTCAAAAAATCATAAATATGTATGGTAGACTGAATCTTAGAAAATAGAATCTAGTCTAGAAGAGCAGGTAACACTTAGAGAAAATAATCATAGATTTGCCATACCTAGGGCTGAAGGATTATTTGGCAATAGAGCTAGAGGCAAGGTCATGATTTGCAGTATAGAAGATGTTAAACCAAATCCAGCTATGGCAATACAATATATAATAACAAAATATAGATAGTCATGGAGTTAAAGTAGAGAAAGAAGATAAATAATATACCAAAATTCAATAACGGCATAGACTTATCAAGTAGTGTGAAGGGTATTGGTGGAGATGTAACTGGCATTGGAGCATATAAGCAATAGCTAACGTCTTCGCCAACAATTAAAGAAATAAACGGAATGAAGACTCCTAGCACAAGTTTAGGAGGAGGCGCACTTAGCAACGTTAATGCCGGTACTGTAACAGGAGCAGTTAATGGAACTCTTGGAATAATAAGCGGATTCAATTAGCAGTAGGCAGCAGTAAAAGATTAGAGTGGATTGTTCGGTATGTCTGGATAGAGAACGGACTAGGCGTTTGGAGTAAACTACTAGGCTTAGAATGATATTAATAAGAGGTAGGCTATGGCTGATATATCTGCTTCTAACACAACTAACACATTGGCTATGACAGGCTCTGGAGCTGCTGCTGGAGCTGCAGTAGGAACGGCTATAGTACCAGGTATAGGTTCGCTTATCGGAGGTGCCGCAGGAGCTATAGTAGGATTGTTTGGAGGTTTGTTTGGTGGCAAGAAAGCTAGGGAAAGACAGCGTAGAAAGATATTTAATGCATAGTAGAATGCAAACTTAATTAATTAGGTTAATCAATCATCAGCTGCAACAGAAGGTATTACGTAGCAGTATTATTTAAATAATGGTAACACGTATGATGATGTATTATACGCCAACCGAGGAAAAGATTTAATAAAACCAAGATATGTTAAAAGGAAATAAAGTATGGACACCTAATGGATATTAGAGTGGTCCTGTAAATAGTTTAGTTGGCAAAGGGGAGTCCATTATAGATTATACTAATGGCACAGGAACTCTTGTAACCAAAGGAAAGGTTGGAGTTGATAATTAGCCTAGTTCTGTTAGTGTAAACGATAATAATGTTATAGCTGGTAATGATGTAGACTGGAGCAACGGTATGAAGTTTTCTGACCAAGTAGCCCCATTAACAGCAAAGCTTTAGATGTATAATAATATTGAGAAAAGAGCTGGAAAGAAATCTGAACTTAGCTCTTTATCAAAGTAGACTATGGAACTTTAGAGGAATCAATTAGATCGCGCTAAAGCCCCTATTTTGTAGGCTATGAAGAATATTACAGATAGACAAGAAAGATAGCATCAGATCGAAGACTACGCTGCTTAGATTAAACACAATTGTGGAAAAGATAGGTTTGATAATGGTAAAAGCTTATGGGATAAAACCAAATAGACAATTTCTAGTTGGTCAAAATCAGGTAAGGGAAAGGTGTCGAACCTTATGCTTGATGCAGGATATGCATTTCCTGCACTACTTGAAACATAGATGCTTAATCATTGGCGTAGAGAAAACCCTGTAATGCCAAGCATTTACGCTGCCAATAGATATGCGCCAATAGCCTTACAGACAATGGCTGGTAATAGGGTATCGGCTAATCCTATTCTTGAAAAATTATATGCACAAGATAGACAGGCTGCTTATTAGCTTGCTAATTCTGGTGGTTATACAGGTGGTCAGAGATAGGCTAATAGAGTAGCATTGGCTTTGGGTAATTAGAGAAACGTTGCGGATGCACTCATGAACGTGCAGGAAAAGAATGCTGCATATAGAAATGCTTATGCTGAAATGGCTGCTAGACTTGGTGATAGTGATGCACAGAGATTGCAGCAGTCTAACCAATATGGATGGGAAGCTTACAATAGAGCACACGGTGCTAAGACTAAGGGTATTGAAACACACTTATCTAATCTTGGTCTCATTGGTCAGAAATGGTTGTCACAGCGTATCAAAAACAAGCAATACGGAGACATACTTGATATGTATCAGTAGGATATAGATAATAAGAAAGAAGCATTAAAAACAATATACGGTATAGGAGCAGATGGTTCAAAAGGTACATCAGCAAGTGGGTCTACAAATAAAGCAAGCAATGCATCTGGATCTACTTCTATTAATTATAGAAACATAGCTCCGGGTTGGACACCTAGTCAGTATTAGTTGCTTTCTGGATCACCTAATGTACCTTATTAGGGCACAGTAGTAAACAGAGGTGTACTTGATTTAAAATATGGTGATTATTCTTTAAATAATTTAAAGGCACCATACGGGAAGTACTGGTACATAGATCCTGATAAGGTTGCTGATTCTGCAAAGTATACAAGAAATTGGGCAAAATCAAGAGAATAGTATTAGAGAGGCGCTTTTGGTACGCCGTATGAGAGAATTAATTTCTCTAGCGATTATACTGGAGGATTTGGTCCTAATGGATTATTCTTGCCAACATGGGCTGGAAGTACATTTGATTATAACCCATATAATATAACTAGCTTAAGATTGAGAAAATGATAGGAATGTATGACGAACCAGTAGCGGTGCCTATAATCGACCTACTGGATAGCAACATGATGTCATAGTACATTAGTGCTGCAAGAGAACAATACAATTAGGCTGTACAAGAACAGAAAGAGTTCGCTAAGGAATTCGGTGAGTTATATGGACCTAATGCTAATGTAAATAAAGAGTTTTACGATATTACAAGGGGAGCTGTTAATAAAGGATTAGATTACCTCTATTAGAACGGAATAGATCCTCTTAGATCAGCAGAAGGAAGAGCGTATATAGCAAAGATTATTAGAGAAAGACCATACGCTGAAATAGCTAACCTTAAAGCCTAGAATGAGTCTATGAAAACTTATTAGAGATATAGAGCAGAAGCTATGCGTAATGGCACGTATGACCCGGACTTTGAGAAGTTTGCACTTGGTGGTAAGACTCTTGAAACATGGGATCCATCTAAAGACGGAATGTGGACAAGAGAAGCTCCTTCTAAATACTCTAGCTTAAAAGATTGGACAAGTAATCTATTTGACAATATGGAGCTAGAATACGATCCAGAGCTAACAAAACAAGCTGGAGGATTATATCAAGTGTATTCAAAGTCACCTAAGAAGATGCAGTAGATTCTTGATGCAAATATAAAGGATATGACAAAATCTGATCTTGGTAGATACTATCTCAACATGTATGGAGGTGATATAGATGCCCTTAAGGCTGATATTATTAATCGTAACAGAGAATATACTCAGGTAGACAGACGAGCTGATCAGGTAAAAGTTCATCTTAATGATCAATAGTTCCAGGCTAACGAAGCTGCTAAACAGAGAGCATTCCAGAGAGAAATGGCGAAACAGCAGCATGAATGGGATATGCAAGAGCTTGAGCAAAAGAGTGCTAATAAAATTGCTGAATAGGCAGCTAAAGGAAATGGAAAAGGCAGCAAATAGGATTACAATCTTGTTGCAGATGTTATGACTCAAGCTTCATCTACGCTTTAGAATTATTTTGCTACTCATACTTTTGGAGAAAAGAATTATGGTAACAACTTAGGATATTTATCTAGAGCACAAGGAAAAGCATTCTCTAATAAGGGCTTTAACCTAAACGATGTTTCGTTCGATTTACCTAGAGGAGGATATTCAGCTTGGACCGGTGTACAGAAAAATAAGCTTAATCCTACATTCGGATATGCATACAATGCTAACGAAGTCAAAGGAAAGATACTTACCGAAGGCGAGCTTAGAATCAAAGCTTCTTCTGTTAAAACAGGAAAGAACGTATATAGAACCTATACAGATAAGTTATATAAGAAGAATAATATTCTTGGAGTAACCCCTGATGAATCATCTAGAAATGGTATAGCAATTGTTGGAAGAGATGGAAGAATGCACTTGTATCAGAAAGTTACAGTCTATACAACTGATGACACATCTAGAGATAGTAGTGGCAATAAGTATAAAATGGTAGATGGTAAGTGGACGAATATAACTACAGGCAAAGAAGTTGAAGATACTGATGAAGGAAAGGCATTAATTAAATCTCTGAAGAAACAAAGAGGTCATTATTCAGCTTATCAAGAATTACCTTCAGGAGACGTATCTTTCACAAAGAAGAGCTATACTGCACAGAAAAATAAGAACGGAAAGATTACAAAGAAGGTTGTAAATAGAGGAAATATTATACCTGGAACAGAATGGTATGATAATGGCGGAAATGTAACAATAGATAGTTACGATACTTCTACTCATTCTTCAAAATGGACAAATATAAACAAGAGTTACAATCAGTATTATAAATAATAATTATGGCAAATAGAACAAGGAACGTAAGTCCTAGTATAATCCCATGGGGATCCGAAGGCAGTACTTATGATCCTATCGGGTACATAAGACGTAATAATAGTACGCCGTACAGTAGGGTTACAAATAGATTTAGAAGCAACTTAGCTAGATATCAGAGTACATCTCCTGTTCAACGAGTTGTAAATAAAGGATACAAAGATTATGTAAATGTATCAAAATCGCTTAACAGGGAGGAGCGTGAAACTAGAAGCCTATCTGATACGTATAATAAATTAAAAAAGGCTAAGGAAGTGAATGATGAGCTTGCTATGGAGCGCCCGTTGTTTAGACCTTAGAATCCTGGATTTGATTTTACAGCGATAGGCAAGGAAATGCTTGGAGACATATTCAGATCTACTGATTAGGTAAGAGCAAGCAACGCTTCTGGTAAAGTAATGCTGAACAAGGAAACTTCGGCAACAGTTGATTTAGCTAAGAAAAATAAAGAGTTAAAGTTGTAGAGATTACAACTTTAGCAGCAATTACAAGACTATTCTAACAATAGAGCCAATTTATCAAGCATAGATAAATAGAACGTTATTAGAATAAATAGTCAGATTAAATAGCTTGATAAACAAATAAACAATGGTGAAGTGTATGAGCAGAGAGCTGAACGGCTCCGAGCTCAGCACGACATGGATAATGTGTGGAACTCAGTCAAAGAGGGATTAGCTGGTGCAGGTGGGTTTCTTTTAGACGTATTAGGTAAGGCTGGAGCTTATCTCAATACATCCAATGCTTATGGTGTACATAATAACTAGGATTATAAAACGCTTAAGATGAATGATAAAGAAAAGTTCTCTTAGGCTGCACACTAGTATATATACGACAAGAACATAGATAATAATAGAAAGAGATTCTAGGGCTTACCTTTAAAAGACTCACTTAGAGCACAGATTGATGACTATACAGATTTCCAGACTCAGCTTAATGCTGAAATAAAGGGAGCTCAAGAGGATTACGAAAAGCACGTAAGGTACAGACAGGCTGATGAGAAGTGGTTCCCAATTAGCGACGATTACAATAAGAAAAAGTAGAGATATGCTAATGCTAGTGTATTCTCTCCGGAGTACTGGCAGTATGAAATGCCATCTCAGATAGCTGCGTCTAATGCTTCTACAGCTGGAAGAATAGCTATGGCATTAAATACAGGAGCTGCTATTGGTGGTGCATTCTTAGGACCAAAAGGACAGGCCTTGTTAAATGTTGGCTCATAGGTGGTGACTACTGCTACAGGTCTCGATATAGAGAACATGAAGTTTGAGAATAGAGGTGAAGTTAGTGATGCTAATGTTGACAAGCTTAAATCAAATTTAATGTCTGGTGGTAAGAAATAGTACTAGGATATAATAAAAGACTTGAGGGAAAAGGCTAGATAGATATATCCTAAACTGAATATGAATCCGGATACAGAAAGCGATGACGAGATACTTCGTAGCGCATTAGCTGGCATTATAACTTCTAGCCATCCAGAATATAGAAAGGCTGAGCTTAGAGCTCTTGCTGGAAGCAATGCTCTTTTCCAGAAAGATAACATAACAACAGGATCAGACCTTATGGTACAGAAGGGTTTGTAGGTTGGTATATTTGGAAGAGAGCTTTACAAGGCTGGAAAAGGAACTGTAAACTGGATTGCGAATAAAACTATTAAACGTGCAGCTAATTCTGCTACAGGCGCAATAGAGCATACAGTTGAAGGAGCAGCTACAAATGCTGCTGCAGAAGCCGCTAAAGACGCTGTAAACGGTAGTAGATACGCAACTCTTAGAAAGGAGTTCACAGATAGTTTTAGAGGCGGATTTGGATTAGGAGAATAGACTGCTACGGTATTAGGACACGGTATGACCGGATAGTATGTATATGGTACTATGACCGGTATTGGTAAAGCTGTGTTGAATTAGGCTAAAAAAGCTTTACCAACTAGAGGTTAGGCATTTATTAGACTTGCTACACACAGAGCAGGATAGTACTATCAAGACATCCTGGATAAGATACCATTGACAGCAAGAAGACTTTCTGCATACGGATTAAAAATGGGTAAGGTTTGGGCTGTTTCTTCAGCATCTGAGGCCGCAGAAGAAGCCAGACAGTATGTTAATGCAGAACAGGCTAAAAGGCAGCAGATGGGCCTTGGAGAACTTCCTAGCCTAGGTAGCTTGTTTGCAAACGAATATAGTGCAGGTTCAAGAACACAGGCCGCCATATTAGCCGAATTAGGAGTCGGAGATAGCGATCTTCTTGATAATGAAGAGTTTTGGCAGAATTATAAAGGAGGATTTGCTCTTGGGGGTGGTCATACTGTTGCAATGAGAGCCGTGTCAGAAATACCTGGACTTGTACGCTAGATATCAGCAGATTAGGCAATACTTAATGCCGGTATTACTAATCGTGTAATGATGTAGAACGAACGAGCTTAGGGACAGTTGTTTGCGAAAGAAGCCATGAAAGGTAGATCTAATATGGAGTAGATCTTAAACACTATGCAATAGCTTAAATAGGAGGATGCTAGAAGAAAGGAACACACTTATTCAAGCGATGAGTGGGACGCCTCAATAAAAGCTGCGTAGGACATAATGAGAATGACATTAAGCCCTACTACTAAGGCTATAATGGAGAAGCATGGCATACAATATGGTACAGACAAATATGCTGCAGCTGTAGCATCTGTATATCAGACTGGTTAGAATTCTGATGAGAACAGAGATTAGAGACAGAAGGCTATAGATGAATATAATTAGATCGTACATTCTGTACAGCTTAATCAAGCTATTGATGAGGAATTAAGAAGAAGATAGAGTGGATCATCTATAGAAAGCCTTGCTTAGTAGAGAGCTGACAAGGCTAGACAAGAAGCTGAATAGAATGCTTAGTCTCTTGAGGAATTAGGCTAGGAAGTAGATTTAATATCAGCACAAGCTGAATAGGATAAGCTAAATAGAATGACAGGTCCTACCGGAATAAGTAACGTTGAAGACCTTCGTCAAAGAACTATACTTGTAGGATAGCTTAGAGGTTTACTCAAACTTAGAGCTGATTGCAAGACTTCTGACGGATTCTTCAATATGCTTAGAGATAAGTTTGGATTGCATACCATAAGAGAAGATGCTGCTAAAATACATAAATCTATAGATAGCGATATAAAGATTATTTCTTAGAGACTGTCTGAACTGTCTGGTATCAATCTTGAGGGTCTTAACGATGCACAGGTAATGGATAAGCTTGATGCCATGGGAGCTCTTGAAGAATTCTCTGACGACATAGAGGAGAATACAAGAGTAAGAGCCCTTCTTAACGCAGACGCAAAGCTTATAGCAGATAGATAGAAGATGTTCTCTGATGGCATTAAGGCTGAAGGAAATGGCAATACTAAATTCAGTAAGTTCATAGACGACGTCATGGCTACCACAGAGAGAAATAAGGCAATAGATTGGGCTTTAGCAGATGCTATTAATGATCCTTACGGACAAAAGTGGAACCAGGATAATACGTCTACAGGAGAAATAAATGCAGAGCATAAGGATACATAGTCTCATGTAGAATCTCTTACAAAGTAGGAGAATAAAGTATATACTCCAGAAAATAATTATTCTGTAGAAAATAATACTTTTGAGAATACTGATAGACCTTATGTTCATGATGATCTTAAACTCAAGATAAAAGAAGACAAGCTTGGCTCCGTAGGAAAACTCAAGAGCAAGATTGATGACATGATCCTTAGAGGTAGAAGCTATGACAAAATAAATAGATGGTTATAGTCTTCTAAGAGATACAAGAACATTATTACAAGAAATGAAGACAATGCTAGAATAATCGAAGATTATATCAATGATTAGCTTCTTAATGCAGGATTGGAACCTAATAGAGCAATTGTAGAACAATCTAAACCGGAAGATGAATTAGCAGACTCCTTTGAAAAGCTTAATAATCTTTCTGAACAAAGACAAGAGAGAAATGAAAGAAGGGCTAAAATAGAGGCTAAGAAACGACTCCTCAAGTCTAAGATGAAAGCTGCTATCAAGGAGTGGGCTAGATCTGGTGAAGCTTATTCTGGTATAAGCCCTAAGTTTTTGTCAACTCTTGCAAAACTTGTTGCTTATGGTACGCAGTAGGGATATTATTCTTTCAAAACGTTTCTTGACGACATTAAAGATATGCCATTAGATGCTATTGATATTCCAGATTTAAGCGGAATGTTATCATATGTATATCTTAGCAAATCTAAAGAATAGGCTGGTACTGTTGCTGAGAATCTTGATTCAGAATAGAATGTTATTAGTGTTGGAAGTGTTTAGAATTATCTTAAAAATGACAAAACAGATCAGACTGAGCAGCTTAAGCAAAATGTAGACAAGCTAGTACAGCAGGTAAAGTAGAATTTATCAAACATAGACAATATTGAATCAGCTATACAGAAGATTGCAGATTAGTCGTTAACTCCATTTGATAAGACGAGTATATCACAGTATATATTGGATGTAGACAAGCTTACAACTGAAGATTAGTTAAAAGATGCTATAAAGCAGCTTGGTAACATAATACAGAATACAAATTAGATATATAGCGATCTTACTGATTAGTTAAACAATCTGAATAATTAGAAGGATATTCCACAAGATCCACTCGTAACAGATTACAATGATCTTCCAAAGACTGTAGCAGAGTTGGTTCTTGAGCTTGAAGATGCTTGTAATACACTTGATGCAATAGCTAGTACAATAGCCGATGTAAAACCTACTACGCAGCCAGAAAGAGATGCTATAAACGATTTGTCTATACAGTTAATGAGGGCAGAAATAGCTCTTGATAATCTGTTGCAGGACAATGAAGCTTAGGCTGTAAACGTCTCTTAGGAGATAGACCTCATAGATAATGTTATTATGAAATTTAATAACAACAAATCTATATGGGGAGATGCTAGTGAAGAGATACTTGATTGGTGGTTTACTAAGTATGCAAAAGACAATGTAATACTTCCAAGAGATAGTAGAAATACAATTACAAATGGAAGTGATAATCTTACGCTTGATTATAATCAGAAGATAACTGATTATATAAGACTATATGGAAACAAATTCCAGCAGAATCTTGGCGAAGTTGAATCTGATTGGTATTGGAGATTACTTAAGAACTACTTCGGAACGCTCCTTAATAACGCTCAAGATTATATTGAACAGAATCCAGATAACCCTATGAACACTGTTCTTTAGGACAATATTAATAGAGGTAGATTGCTTATATCTGGCTTTGCTAATAAGTACGGAAAGCAGCTGGACGATTCATATATGGATACAGATGCTTCTATAATTAGAGAAGCAGAGGAGCTTAATAAACAGGAGTTCTTGTGGTATGAATCTGGTGGTAACAACTATATCTCTGGTCAAGGCATAGGAACTACTTTGCATAGACCTGGAGTAAAAGCCATGCAGGAGAATAAAACTTATGTTGAGTGGAGTAATCAGCCAGACTTTATTACTAATGGTAAGTTTGAGATTATATTCAAAAATGCTACGGAATATAGCAATAGACCTTACTTGAGGATTACATACAAAGGACAGTCTATAGAATTACACATATATGAAGGTGGCGACGAAAGTAGAATGGGATATCAGCAGCACCTCGTCAATTTATGGAAGTTCTGCTAGAAGCATAAAAACTATTCATTAAGAGTTATACCTACAAGAACAAATGGATCACTTATTTATGATCCTGCATTTGTTGGTTATAATGAAAACTCTCCAACAGTAGAGGGTTTGCATTCTGTTGTTGGCAACATAATGAGCCTTGATGATACGTATTCTATTGATCTTAAGAGCAAATAGATTGGTATAGTAAAGTAGGACAAGAAAGGTAATATGAATGTAATGAGTCTTGATGGCTTAAATAGTCCTATACATACTTTAAATAGCGCAAGAGTTGGAACATAGAATACATCTGTAGGTTCTACAGTATATTTATGGCATACAAACTTCGATGAGAAGAAAGGAAATTAGACTACTATTCCAGTTGTACTGTATCAGTCTAAGCTGTCTTAGAATCAGGCTGATTCTCTTGTAGACTTATTAAGAGCTTATGCTTAGGGATAGGTTAATTATAATGGGTACAACACGCTCGATCTTATCAAGATGCTTGTACACGTTAATGAAAACAATCAGCCTAACTACAAAACGAATCAGACTAGAACTATAACATTCTCTTCAAACAAATAGATTATCATAGGATTGCCTCAGTATGACGACAATGGTAAGCATGTAGACGGAACGGGAGAATCATATGACCTTACAAGTGAGCATGACTTAGAGAGGCTTAGAACCGATTTAAGATCTGTTGGTGTTGCATTTGAAAAGACCATGCTTAGCCAATAGCTTAACTTTACTAATAACTCTGTTATAAACAACGTAAAGCATTACTTTGAAGACAATCCTAGCGCTGATACATTTGTTGCTCCAAATGGCTTAGAGTTTAGTAGAGATGATTTCTTTGACTAGGATGGAAATGAAAGAAGAAAGAGCACGTATGCAGGTTACCTTATGCGTCATCAATACACTTAGACATCTGTTATCGGTTAGAACTATACTGCCACTTATTTTAGAGGCCCGTACTTGGTTCCTAATACAAAACAAGATGATCGTATAGACGATATACTCACTGAGCAGCAAAAAGAAGATTCAATCTCAATGCCTAGATTAAACTCTCTCAAAAATCTTTTAAATAGATCTAGAGGACTCAAATTAGAGGTTTAGCCTAATAAGCTTAGAGATATAACAGATGGCGATAGAGAACAAATGGATGCGTATTTAAAGCGTGTTATAGGTGAAGGTAATTATGAGATAGGTAAATAGCTAAATGACGATATACCTGCAGACATGGCTGTTGCCGGAAAATGTATGTCAGATATGGTTTACATTGGCAATAGGGTTGTAGACGGTGTATAGTATCATGAAGCATTTCATAGAGTATTGGAGCTGTTGCTAAGACCATCTGAAAGACAGAAGATATACGATTGGTATAAGAGTAGAGAAGGTAATGACAAGATGTCTGATACAGAGATTGCAGAAGGATTGGCAAATCTGTATATGGATGCTCAAAACAACTACGATGATAATGAGTTCTCTAATAATAAGGTGATAGCTCTTTTCTAGAAGATTAAAGCAGGAGTACAATTTGCTAGAGACCTCGGAAGTATTAGACTTACGCTTTTGTCAGCAGTAATGTCTACAGGCTGGTACAAAACAAAAGCAGGAAGCAAGATACGTAAAGAAAACCTTGAGCGCTTTAAAGCTAAGTTTGGTGATTCTCTTCATTATGATGTTTACAATCAGAAGACTGGCATGAAGCATAGCTTCGAAAACATCTTAAACAATGAGCAGCTTAACGATTGCGTTGAAACTATAGCTTTCTATATAGTAGAAAAGGCTCTCGAAGAGGGAAGAGTTAACGCTGTTGGAGATAATATAGACTATCTTACAATTACTGGTACAAATATCAAAAAGCTTATCGGTGTAGATATGATGAAACAGCTTATGGGTGAAGATCCAGAAGTTCCAGTACCAGAAGCTTAGGCTAAAGCATTCCAGGAAATATTTAAGCAAGGCAAAGAAAGATACATAACCAATAAAGATGGAGTAGCAGTAGGAAAGGAATAGTATTATCCTAATTTTGCAGTTATAGCTGATAGGGTTTACGCTAAGATTGCTAACATAAGCAAAGAAGGTGTTGTTAGAAATACTAATGACGAAGATATGCAGGAGTAGCTTGAAGCCGGTTCTGCTGGAGCCTATATGGATTATGTTGGCAAGGAGTCTTACGAAATGAGTAAGCTGCAAAGCGTATCCCAAAAAGCTAAATTCTTCTTTGGAACTGTACCATATGTTAAGTGGGCTAATGTTAATAATCATGAAGAAGGTATTGAGCTTGATACATCACATAGCTTGTTTGGTGACCCTAGATTTATGCCTCAGACTGAAGTATTTAGTAAGATGTTCGAATAGCTCCATAATGTAAAGACCGTTCAAGAACTCCACGATGAATTAGCTAGACTCGCTTCACAGGACCCTATGTTCTTCTATTTGTATTCTACATTTAATGAGTATTTCTAGGCTCAATACATAGATTACGATAAGACAACAGGAGAAGGAATTAACTATAACGCAGAGGCTGTTGTAACACAAGTATTTCAGGCATTAGTTGGCCAGAAGTATAACTTTATGATGACAAGATCGTCTACCGATAAAGATGGTCGTGTTAGTGTAAGAATGTCTAACTTATCTGTCGATAGAGATACACTTAAATTCTCACAGGACTGGTCTAAGAGATTAGCTAATGGTGTTACTGGTGTTGTATCAACAGTAAGAGACCAGAATGGTAGAATCTTATTCAACAGAGACAGAAGAGGTGTTGTTTATAATGCTCCAGGAAACGATATATTTAAGCGTACATCAAACTGGATTAAAGATATATGGACACAGGCTAATGCTGGTAATGAAATAAAGATAGGTAATAACACATACGATATTACAAGTCCTGTTTAGTTATCAGAGGTTATAGACAAGATTACCATAACACTTAATAAGATAGGTATACAGATTGATAGCGATACTATTAATTATATGCTTATTAACAAGTATGGTGAGTTTAGTGCTGATTCATTTAGATAGATGCTTAATGAAACAACTCTTGTAAGCTTAAGTAAATTCTTAAACCTTCTTGATTCTGTTATAGGAAACGCCGGCTAGGTTAATGTTGATCTTGATACTCTGTATAACAAAGACTCTTTTGTAAACGAGCTCGCTAAGTATCAGTCTATGAATAATAAGGTTAAGAATGAGATGATGAACCTCTTAACCAATAATAATAAGGCATATACTTAGGGAGAGAATAATACGGTATCAGATATACTTGCAGATATATAGGACGAAAATCCTAATAACGAAGCCAAATAGAGAATCTAGAACTTCTGCTACAACAAGCATTCGATCGTTCTTAGAAGAATAGCTCAGAATGATGGTAATAAGATGGCTAAGATTCTTATGAATAATTATGCCGGATTTAAGACTGACCAGAATGATGATTACGGCTCTGATTACAATTAGGTTTCAAAAGTAGAGGACTACATGTCTAAGGTTACAATGCTTATTAGCGGAGGATTGATTTATCCTACAATGTCCGATAAAAAGACATATATGTATTTACAGGCTTCGGATCAAGCTATTAACGGATTCTTGATTCCTGGTATAGATTATAGGCTTATAAATAAACTTATATCTAGTTCTGACAATGAATAGAAGGCAGCTATTAGAGGTGAACTTCTTGGTGCGCTTCCTAGAATAGTTACAGACACAACCGGTAAGACTATAGTAAGACCATCTGATTAGGTTTTGGATATATTTATAGACTACGCTAAGGATGAAAAGGCAGCTATACTTGAATGTATGCATCAGCTTGGATACTTTGAAGGCGATACAGCTATAGATGATACCGTAAAAATAAAGAACTATCATACGCCTAATAAGTATAAAAACAGTAAAGGTGAAACAGTAAGTGTAGAGCCTAATGGTACAAGATTCTCATCGCTTACATCTATACTTGATGATAATGGTAAAAGGATTAAATTTAACGATCCTAAAAAGAGTAGTATAGACTGTTTAAAGTTGGCTGACGAGCAGTTCTTTAATAAGAGTAGGGAACAATAGAGAGATATAATGGCTAGAGTTCTTGATATCTAGTTTAAAGAAGAGCTTAAAAAAGCTATTAAACTTGGACTTGTCAGAGGCGATATAGACAACTATTACTCTTTGCAGAATGTTGGACTGAGCTGGAATGAATTCAATTCAATTAGACAGTCTTTTGCTGGAACAGAAGGTATTACAACTATTGAGCAAATGAACGCTGCAGCAGTTGTAGCTATGATGTCAGATATTTCTACTAGATCTATTATTTCTGTACAGGAGGTAGAGAGATTGTTCGGTGGTCACCCTGCGTTCTACAAATGGAAGTATAGCGAGAATGAGCTCGAAAATAGACAGACTGACCAGTTGAAGCGTCTCGGTGGACTTATTTCTACTGGAGCTAATCCTAGAACAGATTTCCAGGATGATTCTGAATCACAGTATACATGTGCGCAGGTTGATGACTTCATGGTATCTTCTGAAGCTGATAAGATGCATGATGGTAACATTGATGATGCTTACCAGAATAGCGTTGAAAAGATGTTTGTACAGGCTAATACAAAAGAGGCTGTGTACAATAAGCTTGTAAGAAGCGGTAAGAGTAAGAAAGAGGCTGCTGAGATAGCATATGCAGAGCATAAAACACAAAAGGATTTCGAAGAGTTTAGAGATAAGTATCTTGATGAAAACGATAAGGCAAGAGTAACCAAGAAGTATCAAGCAGAGTACAAAGCTTATGCTGGAAAGATATATGATCCTAAAGCTAAAGACCCTATAAATGTAGCAGATGGATCTGCATTCATTACAGATAAGATGTGCGAAAAGCTTTTGAGATCTCTTGGACTATATAATAATAAAGCTAAATAGCTATTTGATATGCTTAGAGATCCAGATAAGCAGTATACATTCAGATAGAAGGCTGATGCATTTGCCGAACTTTAGGAATTTATTGTTGGTGCTCAGAAGTACAGTGCATTCGGACACAGAAATGATGACCAGCTTGGAAGTTTGCTTATTCCTTATTATAATAAGATGGCGTTATTCCCTATATTCCCGTCTATTGCTATGGGAGATATGGGTAAGGTGTACAATAAGATGATAAACGAAGGTGTAGATATGCTTTTGTTTGATTCTGCTGTAAAGATTGGTAATAAACATAACTCTGAATTCAAATAGGGTAAAGGTATAGAAGAGCCATTTGTTACATTTAAGCAGGATCTTAGATATCTTAGAAAGCAGCTTAATACTGACCCTAATGGAAAGATTGAGATGAATCTTGGTTCACAGACTGCTAAGGTAGCACTTGCTAGTTTGATATTGGATAGAACAAATTATACAGACTCCCTTACAGGAGAGGCTATTTCTGGATCTTAGATTCTTGACAATATTATGGGCTCTATAAAAGAGCTTTCTGATATGGGTGTAAAAGAAGTAGATGATTTATTCTTTACTAACGACGAGCTTGATATTCAAAAGTTCGCTAAGTTCTTAAATGATGAGCTTACATCAAGAAACGCTAACAAGAATACAATTGATGCCATTACTATCAAGGTTGATGCAGATGGTAGCAAACACTTAAATATACCGCTTGCTGCTCAGTCTGATCCACACTGGATAGAGAGTATTCTTACATCTGCTCTTAATAAGAGAATTATAGACGTCAAGACTCCAGGAAATGCATTCTATCAGAGATCTGTATTCGCTATGGAGGGTAATTTAATCTCTGATGATGAGTACGACAAATTACCAGCTGCTGCTAAAAAGCTTATTAACTGGCAGACTCTTAATGAGGGTAAATAGCTACAGTTTGTAAACAATGATGGTAGTATGGATGCTGTTATATCTATAGACTATTTTAAGCATATAATACCGGAAGGAATGTCTTTTGATTAGGCTAGAAAGTGGCTGTTTGACAATAAGATCATAGGTAATAGAAGTGATGTAAAAGCCAATACTATCGGTTACCGTATTCCTACACAGGCTCAGTCATCTATACATGCTTTACGATTTGTAGATGTACTTCCTGTTGTAAAGGATACTATCATTCTTCCTAGAGAGTTTACTAAAGTAACCGGTTCAGACTTTGATATCGATAAGTTGTATTTAGCATCTTTAGCATATAATGTAAAAGACAATAAAGCTAGCATATAGTTTGATAAAGATACAAAGCAGTATCATTAGAACAAGCTTCTTGAAAACTATATGACACTTCTCAAGGATAATGAGAACTCTATACAGATAGCCATGAGATCTATTGATAATGATACAGAGCTCGTAGAAAGTATAGCTAATCAGTTCGAAAGCGCAGGATCAACAAAAACATTGCCATACAATTTCTATACACTCCATGAATAGACCGATAGGCGTAGAGACTATATTACCGGTAAACTTGGTATTGCACCATTTGCCCTTAATGTAACAAACTAGGCTCTCACAATGGCCTATGGAGTTAAATTAAAAGAGTCAGAATTTACTAAGCAGACTCCATTTAAACGTATAGACTTACGTGATGACAAGAATGGTAATGCTGTTATGTCTTGGCTGTCTGCATTTATTAATGCACACTGTGATATCGTAAAGGATCCATATGTTTCAAAGATAAATGTAAATAGCTTTACTTATAATATGCTTAACTTCCTCGTTAGAACAGGATAGGCAGATAACTCTGTATGGTTTATTACTTAGCCTATTGTAAAAGATATGGCGTTTGCTGCAGAAGCTGCTAGTGGACACTATGGCAGAGATTTAACGAAGAGTAAGTATAGAGCTTAGAAAGACGCTACAGAGAAGGCTTTGAGGCAGTATATAGCAGGTTATTTAGGTATTACTATTAACAAGGATTCCGAACTTTACAACAACTCTGATATACGTAGAGAAATTAACTATATAAACTCTGATATCAATTCAGCTAATACTGACACAGTTGATCATGACTAGAGAAGAATTGACATAATCAATAGTATGTTTAATGGTGATAAGTATTTAAAGAGTTATGCTCTTAAGTATACAAGCAAGGAAGACATGTTAAAGGATCCAGACTTCTGTAAAGCTCAGATACAGGTATATAAAGCATGGAATATATTACAGCCATTTGTGAATGATATTTCAAAACTTGTATAGCTTACTAAGATCGATACAAAGAAACAGGGTAACACGCTTGCTAAATAGCTGTTATATAAAGAGAAATACGACTAGTTCTTAAAGGATATTCAGCAAGGTAATACGTCTTTTGAGCCAGAAGGCGTAATGAAAATGATGACGCATTCTTGGATTGATAAGAAGACCAATTCATTTATGAAGGCGATGAAGAGTATTCTTGCAGGACAGGTATTTGAGGCTACTACATCTTATACTTCATTAGTTGGTTAGCTTGGTCAGTTTATGAACAATTATTCATAGACAGAAGACATAGCAAATAAACTTGATAGGAATATTTCTTAGTGTATTAAATCACTATTTATTAGAGCTTATGCGCAAACCAATAATATAGATGTTAACAGATTGTTCTTTGGTGACAATACGATAGCTGATAGACTCGCTAATATAAAGCGTAGGATTAACAACCCTGATGATAAGCTGTTCTATTTAAGGAACAACAAATTGCTTACTTCTTTAGTTGAATCTGATCAAGTAAAAGATGAAACTACTATTGGTAATAATGGATAGATTTATCCTGCACCTAAGTTTGTTAGTACATTCCATAGTATATCAGAGTCATCATTTAACCAAGATGATTTAACTGATGCGTGGGACGAACTGCTTGATTATCCAGATGATTAGGAGTTAAAGGATTTTGCTAGAGACCTTGTAGTTTATGCATGGTTAACATCTGGCGAGAAATCTGGTTTTAATAGATTCTTTAAATATGTTCCTAACTCATGGAAGATTAATAGTGGGTTTGTTGGTCATGTAGAGTTCTGGTTAAATAAGTTTAACACAAATCTCGAAAGCGATGTTAGAAACGCTATTATAGACGATATACTTAGAAACAATTGGAACGACACCGATTTTGTTCCACAGTATGATTATATACGTAAAAACCAGAAGAATTTTACAGACTCTGGAATATATGATCCATAGTTAATGAAACCTCTTGCTTTGTGTGGATACACCAAGAACGGAAAAGGTGAATGGGTTACAACTATAAATAGACTTGACAATGGTTAGTATCCTAGATATATCACTGTAAAAGACGAGCTTTCAACAAAAGATAACAACAACTCTAACAGATCACTTTATAGATTGGTTGGTGTAAGCAAATTTGATGGAATAAAAGATAAGGATACTGGTAATACAAGTCTAACCGAAGTGCCTATTTATGCGTTATGTAAGAAGAGAGGATTACATTTTAAAGGAAATGATATATTCGAATTCGGCAATAGTGACTTTGGTTTTGCTATGAACTATATTGGTTATCAAGAGAACGATTCGCAGTACGCGAAACTAATCGAATAGATCAAATAGAAGTTCTATCTTGATACAAAGAAGCTCGAGCCAGAAGAAACTAAGACAGAATCGCCTGTAAAGAATACTTATGTTACTACTGTTAGATCGACAGGTAAGTCTGGCGGAATTACTTACAACAAAGAATAGCAAAGTGCTATTATAAATGCTGTGTCATTCTTAAAGACTAATACCGATCCTACTTAGTATTATGTTATTGAAGGTAAGGCTGGTACAGGTAAAACTACTATAGCTAAAGAAATTCTTAAAGAATTCGAAGATGAGTAGATATATGTAGCAGCGGTATCTCATAAAGCTAAGGGTGTAATAAAGAATAGTTTTGGAGAAGACACAAGAGGAAAGAAGTTCTTTAGTATAGCAAGCTTGCTCGGAATGAAGGGCATTAACGATAATGATACATAGACAACTAAATTCCAGGTAGGAACTAAGGTCCCATTGTTGGACAATCCTCCAGCATTGCTTGTTATAGATGAGGCGTCAATGATAACAGAAGATGTTCTTAAAAAGATTATCGACATAAACTCCAGTCTTTCTAGACCATTCTAGATGTTGTTCTTGGGAGATATAGGTCAAATACAGCCAATCAGAGATGATCAAAGTGAATTCTATAGAACTCATAAGGATCTTTTAAATAAAAAGTCTGATATATTTAATAGTAAGCATAAGTCTAAACTTATCACTAGAGTTAGATAGGGTGAGGCTAATCCAATATTGCCATATGCTGATTATTTCTGGGAGAACTCTTAGAAAGAAAATCCAGAACTTAATCCTACACAACACATTGTTAGAAATAACCAGATCACAGATAAGGGATCTTTATTATTCTCTAATAGTGAAGCGGAGGTTTTAAACTCTGTAATCAAGGCTGTAAAGAACGCTGTTGAAAATGGTCTTACTAATCATGTAAAGATTGTTACATATCACGTAAACGAAAAGACTGAATTAAACCAGAAGATTCATGAAGCTTTATTTGGTAATGATTCTGATTATTCAAAGGGAGATATGCTTATCTTAAATTCTCCATATGATTTACCAGATGTTAATGCCACAATGGAAAACTCTTCAGAAATATAGATAAAGAGTATTTAGGATGAAGATACTGATGAATATGGAGTTCACACATTGTATCTTGAGACAAATGGTACTGCGTACACAAGAACTGGTAATGAGCAAAAAGATTGCGTTATACAGGTTGTGTCTAGAAATGATATTGGATTATATAATCAGAAATTATAGGAATTAGCTTCTCATGCTAAGAGATAGACCAATAGAGCATTGAAGAAATAGGCTTGGGGTGATTTCTGGGAATACAAAGGTCGTTATGCTGATGTTGATTTTGGTTACGCTATTACTGCTCATAAATCTTAGGGTTCTACATACGATATTGTAGTAGTAGACGAGAAGGATATAATGGACACAACAGCTACTTCTAACCAAGAGAAATCAGAGCTAATTTATACAGCTTTAACAAGACCTAGAAAGACTGCTATTGTTATATCTAGCGTACCTGTATCTAATCCTTATACTGGAGATATAGAAAATCCTTCTTTGCCTAAACAGCAGAATGAGAGAAAGATTGATTATCATCCAGGAAACTGGACCAGATAGGAAGTTAATGATAATCCTGATGTGTTATATGTATTCGGAGACAACACAAATAGAACATCTGGTAGTAATCTTATAAGCAACGATAGTAAGTACGCTAGAACCTATGGATTAGGTAAAATGTTCCCTAATGCGACAGCGGCTATAATTAGAGGTATGGATAACGCTATGCCTGTATCTACATAGCATTGGTACGATCCTTCAACCGGTAGAACAAGAGATGCTGGTAGATGGAACGATTCTGATATAGAGGATTTCAAAAAGATTATAGACGCAGAGTTTTAGGCTATTAAAGATGAGTGGGATACAGGTAAGTATAGAAAAATCTATCTTCCATCTACAGGTTTGTCCAATGGTAAAATTTCACAGATTACAGAAGCGCGTACTCCTGTTCTGTTTAAATACCTATATGACAAAACTGCAGATTTAGCCAAATATGTTAGTACAGAACACAAGGATACTCATAACGTTTCTTATGAATAGGCTTAGAAGACAATAAGCTCTCCTAATACTATTCTTACAAACGAAGAGATTCTTGCCTTACATCCATTTACTGGTAGTGATACACATCCTAGAATAGCTGTTGCTTCAGAAAAGACAGACCCTGCATTTTTTGCTAAATAGCTTGAAGATTTCTTTAGTGGAAAAACAACAGTGCAAGATTATCGTGGTAACACACTTACCGCTAACGATATTGATGCTTTATACATTATTACAAAGCACGATGGCCTTCCAATGAGAAGAATACTTAGTATACAGAAGCCTAAGATTATACATTTTAGTATAACTACACTTGGTAATACAAAATGGGAGCCTGGAGTAATGAAGTGGCAAGATATGATTGAACGTGTTGGTAAGTTTATTAAACAAGGTCTTGATCCAAAAATGGTTACACTTAGAATCGATCCAATAGTTCCTGGTGTAACATAGATTAAAGATGTCGAATCGCTTATTAAAAGAGCATCTGAACTTGGCATAAAGAACGTTAAATTCTCTGTACTGGATTATTATAGTACAACATCTATATTTATGAAGAATCTCGGATATAATTATGAAAAATATTATAATAAACGCGATAGTGGAGAATTTTATACCCATGCTAGATGTAATTAAAGGAGTATCTGAAAAAATGCTTAAAATAGCAAATAAATATGGTGTTAAATTATCAACGTGTGCCGAACCTGGTGTTATACCTGGTATAAGCAAACAGGGCTGTCTGTCTGTATAGTAGGTAAATAATATTCTTGGAACACATATAGAAGATAATGCTGAAGAAAATAACAAACAAAGATAGCTTTGTACTTGTTATGGAGGAAAGGTTGATGTGCTTAGGTATAATAGTAATTGCGCGTCTAGTTGTATGTATTGTTACGCACATCATAATGGTGACAAGATGCTTAACTACTACAACGAAGATGGAACATTAAAGGACAACGCGTTTACTAGAACCGACCAAAATACTAATGAGTTTTATTCCGAGGATGGTAAGACACCTTTAACTATATATAGAGGATACGCTTTAACAGAAGATAGAGAGGCTAAAACACTTAATGAAACTGTAGGTAAAACAGCTGTAGATTATGATGAAACTCTTAAGGGTGCACTATACTTTACATCAAGTGAAGAAGAGGCTACTGATTACGCTAAGAGCAGAACAGACAAATCTCCAGAACCACCTACAGTAGAGCATCCGGAAGGCAATAGAACCAATAGGCACTATACTGGTGAATATGCTAAGGTTAGTAAATTCCATATTCTTTCTACAGCAAAAGTAGAACACTACAAAGATATTATAGATTATGCTAAGAACGGAAGGAATTCTACAGCTGATGTGATAGTGCTTGATAAGGGTACAATGTGGTCTGATAACACTGAGTATGTTGTAAAGAATCCAAATGTGATAGTGTTTGCTAGGGAAAAAGGCTAGAGTACTTTATAGCAAAAACAGAATAATAATCCACAAGATTATACAATGAACTCTGGTGGAGCTTATGGTGGCGATACATATTGGGATGTTATAGGTAGACAGTTTGGTTTAACAAATATAAATCACTTTAGACCTATAGATAATTAGAGGATGTCTAAAACTCTTAGAGACAGAAATGTTAAACCTTTCTCAATTACTCACGAACAATCTAACTATGCAAGAGAATAGATTAAACAGCTAACTGGAATGGATCTTCCTTATGATATTGGCGGAGAATTGCTTGCAAGAAATTTTTATCAGGTAGATAAGTCTGACGGTGTATTTGCTATAGCTAATATAACTAGCTCACAGAGAGCTGTAGAAGGCGGTACTAATATGGCTGTACAAGTTGGTATCAAATAGGGTAAGCCTGTACATGTATACGACTTAAATACAGAAAGCTGGTATTAGTATAATCAATCTACAGGTAGATTTGAAGTAGAAGACACACCTGTATTAACAAAGTCTTTTGCTGGAGTTGGTACTAGAAATATATAGAACTATAAAGTTAACAAAAACGGATAGTGGGTTGATAGAGAAGGTTATGTAGGATATGATAAAGCTTTGAAGGCTGCAAATGCAATAAAGGCTGTATACTAGAAGACTTTCAATAACACCCCAACATCTAGCACTGTTAATATATATGCCGGAACTGGAGAAAATGCTGATTTAAGTAATTTTGCAATCAGGCCTTTTACTCATCATTTTAATGATGGTTCGGTTAAAGAATTTTAGTCTGTAGAATAGGCGTTCTAGTATATCAAGGCTAGCAAATTTGCTGACACAAGATCTAATGATGGAAATACTAGACCGAGTGGTAAGTCTATATAGGCTGAAATTATTGGCACTACAACAGGTTCTTAGTTAAGGTCTTTAGGAAGATAGATTAGAAACTTAAATGTTTAGGCTTGGGATAGATCATCTTCTTTTGTTATGAAGCAATTGTTAAAAGAATCATTTGAACAAAACCCACAAGCTCTTCAAAGACTTCTTGGTACCGGCAATTCTATTTTAACCCATATTCAAGATAAGGGTAAATGGGGTAAGGAATTCCCTAGACTTCTTATGGAAGTAAGATATGAGCTTAAAAAGAAGCAGGATTCTTATAAAGTTAAAAATGATTAGGACATAAAAGACGATCTTAAAGAGCTCGGAAAGAGAAGATAGGACGACTGTAATAAATAATTATTATGACGTGTTTGTTAAGAAATAAAGAAAACGAAGCGTTGTTAAATGAATATGAGGGTATTTTAGGTAGCCGAGAGGCTGCCTATTATGCCTTATCATAGAACAACGGATATCCTTTAGATAAGGATTTAAATGGTAAAGACTCCGCACTGTATAAGGATTTATTACAGCGTAATGGAGGTAGTAGAGAAAAGGCCATATTGGAGAAGGCTACTATATTTACGTCAAAGTTTATAGAAGACCATTACGACTGGACGCAAGATAGAGTAGAGCCTACAATAGATGACTTAGACAACTATAATGGAGCGTTATAGTTTGAGGCTAAATCATTTAGCTCTATGGCTCAAAATTATGGCTCTAGAAGGGATAATTTTATCCTTGCTTAGTAGTAGGAAGGTAAGACTCTTAGAGATGCTACAGAGGCCTGGAATTAGGCAGAATACGAACATTTACACACTACTTTGGCAGATAGATTGGAGAAATCATTTGGTCTTACAAAATCAGTAGATAAGGAAGGTAATATACTCTTATCTTCTAAAGATTTACAGATACAGTTCGTAGACTATATACGTAGTACATCGTTAAAAGATATTGCAAAGGCTTCTGGCTAGTACATATCTAATAAGCTTAGCGCTATAGGCAACGTGATTAAAGTAGCATTCGGAAGAAGTTCTGCAAAGCTTAACACTGAGTCTCATGAGATTTGTCATCATTATCTTGATATGTTTTAGAACTCACAGATGGTACAAAAGGCTCTATCTGATATTATGAATCAGTACAAGATAAAAAATATAACAGAAGCAGAGGAAAAGCTTGTAGATATACTTGTTGGTAAATCTAATGATATTGCCGAGCGTACAAAGGCTGCTGACGTGTGGGAGTAGTTTAATACATAGGTTAGAGATGCGTTCAAAGACTTAGTTATAGACGACTCTAATAAAGAGATGCTGCACGAGTATCTAGCATAGTCATTCTTGCTTAACATAGATATTAACCAGGTTAAGGTGTCAGCAGAATTTAACAAGGTGAGACTTGAAAACAAAGCTAAGTTCTAGCTTATGGCTGATAACACACTTAGCAAAGATGAGGCTATATAGAGACTATAGGACCTATTTGATACATATGACCATATTGTTTCAAAAACACCATCGTAGATAAAGATATAGGACAAGCTATTCTAGACTATGCAGAAAATGTAGAGACAGTCTGATGATGACGCTATCTGTACATTTGTAAACTACGTTGTAGATAGAATTGGTTATATGGATCAAAATGGAAATATAACAGATGGTTCTATATACAAGTTCTTGGAGAACGCAAGAAAGAATAATTTTAAAGGCATCACAGCCCAATAGCTCATAGATATAGACAAGAACTCTATAGGCTTCTTTAAAGAGGTGTTGAATCAAATAAATTCAGCTAAGGTGTTTGGTAACTTCCCAGCTATATTAAAGACTCATATAGATCAAATAAATGCATCTATGCAGGATATTTCTGTACTATATAGAAATGCATTACATGCGCTTACAACCGGTATTGTAGATCAATACATAGACGATAACATGGGTCTTGGTAATATAGAAAATGCTAAGATTGTTGCAGAGGACTGGCTTCTCAGACAGGCTATGTACGGAGATATCAACTGGCTTGAGATGTGGGCAGGAATGTATGGAAGATCTAGTTCTCCTATACTTAGAATATTGTACAATAAAGTTAATGATATCGATTATGATAGATAGGTATTCGTAAACAATATTGGACACCAAATAGATGCACTTAGACGTAATGCTTGGAAAGCTATGAGCAAGCTTGTTCCAGGAAATCCAGAGATGGTTTTAATGGAGTTTGATAAAGACGGTAAGGCTACAGGTAATTTCAGAACTGAGTACAATCAAGGACAGTATGAACAGGACCGTCGTAAAGAACAACAGCGTCTGATGGAAAAGTACGGATATGAGCAGGACGAAGATACTGGGGAGCTTATTGATAAACAGACAGGTTGTAGTGTATACCAGGAAAAATGGAAGTATACTCCAGCTGGATGGCAGAAGCCAAAATATTACAAATACCTTGATGAGATGGACGCATTTGATGATGGTAGAAGAATAAAGTAGTACACTAGAAAATACTACCAGGAGATGCGTTCTGCTCCTATATATTATCCTAAAACTAAGAATGACCCTATACCTGCTAATCCCCATGGTCATGGTTTGTCACCAGATACTATAAGAGAAAAGCAAAGAATAGACGAAGATCTTAGATATTACGCAAAGTAGGCTACAAGAAAAGACGGAACAGTACATTACGAAGATCTGTCTCCAGAGTAGCAGAAAGCTTATTTGCTTGCAAAAGAAGAGGCTGAGTAGTTATCTAATCCATTCTATCCTAATGGAGAAAAGAAGGAGGATGACAAGTACAGGATTGCTATAGAGTTAAGATCATTCAATCAATGGGTATCCGATTAGACTGATTACGATTAGGATAATGCCGCTTTTGTACAAGAACTTAACGCAATTACAGATCCTGTAAAAAGAGATTAGTTTATAAGACTTAATTCTACAGTAGCTATAAACCCTTTGTTATATAAGCTTGCAAATGTTGGTTAGTCTTAGTATAACGACCCTGTATTAAAATACTTGCAGAGTGGTCTTCTTACTTTGACAAAAGATAACAGAAGCATATCTAAAGACTTCTCTAGATTACCACACGATTCAGAAGCATTTTTTGCTAATGCACAGCAGATCGAGCAAGATATAGAGGATTCTGGTAAGAACGGAACAAAATCCGATTTTAGAAAGTACTTTACTTATAGGCTTGCTATGCAGCCTGGTTTAAATAAAAGTAAACTAGACTTCTTTAGAGACAAATATATTGACAGAGCGAAGAATGGAGAGCTTAATCAGTTCTTCGGTCAAGATATAACAACATTTTCTGATGCCGATTTAAGATATCTTATTGATAATAGATTCTTCTTTAAGAATACTAAGAAAGGTCCATAGCCTCTTGATTGTTTCTACGAAATAACACCAAAGAGTAATACGTTTGTTTATAATGGATATACATACAATTCCATTATATTAAAACCTATTGGAAGATTTTCTAAGAGAAGTAATGCTACTCCAAGCAGAATTTATGACGATAGGTATGACTTTTAGAGAAAAGAACCAGGATATTAGCTTACAGATAAATATAAGGACAAATACTTTGACTAGGAAATAAATTAGAACTCAGATATCAGAGCGCTTTATGACATGCTTACTGGTACGATGAAGTAGATGTATGAGAAAATACCAGCTATTAAGTCTGGCTATAATAATGCGCTTCCTTAGATAGAGGGTACTACAGCCATGCTATTGTCTAGAGTATTTAAAGGTCCTAATTCAGCCAAAGATACGTTTGGATATATCTGCAAATCTATGGTAAGTATAATGCCTAGTGATACAGATGTCGAAGTAAAGGGTGCAAAACAAAGAGTTACACCTAGTGGAGAAGATGAAAGTACCGTTCCTATTAGATTTGTCAAGCGATTGGATAATCCAGAATACATAAGCTCATCTATCTGTAGCAATGTTATACAGTTTGTAGATATGGCTAAGAATTATGAAGGTAAAATGGAATTATTGCCGGAAATTCTTGCTATACAAAAATAGCTTAATCCAGAATATAGAGAAGATAAATATAAAAGCTCTAGATCAGGAAATGTTTACAAGCATTTCAGGAAGATGGATAAGTATAGCAGCTAGAGAAGCGAAGAGGCTATAAATACACTTCTTGAAACATAGTTCTATGGTAAGAACGTAGTATCAGGTCTTACTAAAAATAACGAGAAGAGCGATACTGCAAGAGCTTTGATATCTAGAGCAAAAAGATATGGTTCTATCCATATGCTTGGTCTTAACACAGCTTCTATGACTGTTGGTGCATTAGACGCAAACTTACAGATATTTAAGGATTCCCTTGTAGGAAAATATCTTACAATGAAAGATTTTGGCTGGGCTATAATTAAATTACTAAGTCCTAAAACTATTATGAATAATTTTAGAGGATTAGGAAAATCCTAGCCGACAACTAAAGAGGGAGCTTTAATGTAGATGAATCAAATAAGTAAGAATAACTCTGAAATATTTGAAGGCTTACATAAAGGTTGGTTTAGAAGGTTCTGTCTCAAATATCTTATGATGGGTGGTTATACACTCGGTGACTATATGAATAACTCTATAGTAATGATGTCATTCTATCATCACACTAGACTTTTTGAAGATATATCATATGCTGGAGTTAAGCCTGGATTCTATACTCGTAATCAACTTATAAAAGCATTTACTGATGCTGGATATACAAAAAAGTAGGCTAAAGCTGTATATTCTGACTTACATACAACACTATACGACGCATATGATTGGGAGCCTGGTGATTACTTACCAACCGTAAATAAGGCGTTTGCAAAATATTTGAATAATAAAGTAGCCAAGAATGTAAAGAACAAGATTACTCAAAGAACTGCTTTTTATAATGGTGTTATGCCTGCAACAGAGGTATCTAAAGCTAGATAGAATTTGTATACTGCAATGATGTTTATGATGCGTAATTTTATCGTAGGCAATATATATGAAAGAATGCAGAATGCAAACGATTACATTGTAAAGGAGCTAGATGAAAACGGAGTTCCTGTAAAGAATCCTAAGACAACAGAAGAAGCTTAGAGCTACGGATATTATAACTATGAAACCGGAGAAATTGAAAGAGGACATTATACATCTATAGCTAACTTGGTTAGGAGATACATAACCAACTGGGTTTACGGATTACGTTCGTTACTGTCTAACGACTAGGTAAAGAAATAGGAATACGATGAAAAGAGAGAAAAGCTAAAAGGTATAACATAGCTTGAAATCGAAGGCGTTAAAGCAGTGTCTGCCGATATTGCTATATGTGCAGCCGCTACATTGGGTTCTATATTCTTAAAGATGAAAGCTGACGAGGATAAGTCGTGGTGGATACAATACCTATACTTGATATCATTACGTCTTGCAGAGGCTAGAGGTACAAACCTTGATCCAACAACTGTTGCTGACTTTGTAGGATCTATTACAACATTATAGTCTGTATGGAATGACTTTGGAACGGGATTTACATATATGCTCGATGCCCTTGGTCTTACTGGTCATAATCCTACGGACACTGTAAAGTCTGGCGCGTATAAAGGGTCTAGCAGATGGTTTAGAGACGCCATGAAGATGGTCCCATTTAGTAATTTGTATGAAGATGCTAACTATAACACATTGAGAGCTAAATAGAATTACTACAGAAACAAATACTGGTATTTGCATTTGTTTGGAAATGATTCCACAGGAAGCTCTTCTGGTGAACCTGTAATGCCTGATGACTATAACAACGATAACGATTCTTTTGGAGGAGGATCGTTTGACGCCGGATAGGATTTTGGAGGCGGATCATTTGATGCAGGTGGAAGTTTTCAGCCGTAATGACTCTATCTGAAATTCACCGAATTATCGACGACTCTTTTGAAAAAAAAATAAGGGGAGGGACTGCTCAATTGCAATCCTTCCCCTTTTGTTTTGCCTGTAAATATGTCATCAATTGTATATTGGAAATCTTCCAACGGCATTTCTTTATTCACCATTAATACACAGGGCATATGATTAATTACGTTTATGATATTATCATTATAGCCCCAAAAAGATGCTATTTTCAAGCAATCTTTTAAGTCTAAATCACAGTTACCTGTAATAAGACTTTTCCGTTTTCCCGTCAGAATAAATCCATAAGCTACACAATTTGTACTATCAATCATTTTGTATCTAGTCGTATGCAAGTTCTTACACTTCTCGATACGATTAATACGGTTGATAGAATTTTGCGTAACTTTATCACACTTGAACAACATATAAATTATAGGCATATCTGTCGGGTGATCCAGATCTTCTGTAAAACACCCAACGAACTGCTCGTCAATATCTGATGGCAGTATGTCTTCATCAAGTAGCGGAATTGCTACTTTGTCGAAATCTGTCATAGGTTTAAAGTTTCACTACCGTCTCCAGTATAGTAATCATAGCTATGGTCCCAGTTGCCTGTTCCCAAATGCCATAGATAAATTCTCATGAAATCATATATTGTTACACCTCTAGAAGTAACTTGTGGTGTAGTCAATTTGAATACCCTTATTTCATTACTACCTGTTGTGTCGATAGCTATGATATAAAATTCAAATCTCCATTCGTTGATTTCATCACTACTTAATTCCAATTCGTTATTTAGATACCAATATACTGCTTCTTGGTAAAAACACAATTGCCTACAGTAATCAAATTCTTTCATACTGTCTTCAAAGTGCCATAACTTAGCTGTAGTTTTGATATCCATAATTGTACATGTCTTTGTGTCAAAATTAAATGTACAACTATCAAGTAATGATTTACATGCAATAGGAGTAAGTGCTTCATGATTCAATTCGTCTTTGACCAAATAATCCCAGTTTATCTGGAACTCATGATATACGTGTATACTGCCATGCTCACCAGCTCTTCGTATTAGTTGTCTTGCTAACTTATGTTCTCCAACATTATGCTGAATCTTCATAAGCTGGTCTAAGTCATACTGAGATATAAGTATTTTCTTAGACTTAATAGCTTCGATATAATCCTTATATTCTACGCTTATTTTAAGCGCTTCTGAGAGGATTTTATCTTCACTCTTGCCAACTATACTATAAGACTTGCGATAAGCCTCTGAGAGCTGTTTATTTAGCTCTATTTCAACGGTATTTATTAAGTTTTCACAGAACTTTTGTGCTTGCGCACTTTTAGGCTTATCGCCATCGAACAGAACGTAATCATTCCAGAATTGATCTGGCTGAAGCAGGAACTCATGTATCATGGTTCCCTTACGTAACTGTGGCAAATATAAGCCTTTCTCTTTACCATCCAGCATATTACGAAAATAGGCCGGTCCTTTATTTAAGAACCAGCCTATCGCACTATTGCTAATGCGTGTATTATCTTCGTAGTATGGAATGTCGTATTCCAGTATTTTGTACTCTGGTGTCTTCATTAGCATCCTGAGCAACAACAATCACAACAAATGTCTTCAGAGAACTTAGTCTTCTTAACGTTCTTGTGATTGTTCTCTTTACAAGAACGAGCATGAGGCTTTATGGTACCTTTTGAAGAAAGGTTCATATCCTCAAACAACTCTTCGAATGTCGTAGTAGGATAGTCATTTGCCTCTTTTACAAAAGATGCAATGTTATCAAAACTACATACTTCAAAATTGTCCTTGATAAAATCAGTTAAAGACTTAACTTCTTTCTTGTCGTTAAGCTTGTCATTCAATACCTCCATTATAAGGGATGGAGACATCTCATCAAACTCACGCCAATAGCGGATACGAGAACAACGATCTATCAGGTATTCTGATATCTCATCGTCATCGTTACATGTAAACAAAATCATATGCTTACCCTTGGTATCAGAACCATCCAATACCTGTAACAATACAGAATCGTCATAATCCGCAAGAACTTTATCAAGTTCGTCGAACAAGAAACAAACGCTTGTGTCGCCAAGCTTTTCTACAAGATTTCTAAGGATATACGGACGTATGTTTTTGTCTATATTTATAATTGGAAGACCGCTCTTATTGGCAATTACCTTAGCCATCACAGTCTTTCCAGAACCCTTTAATCCTGCAAGCATCACACCAGTAAATCCGCTTTCAGACAGATTATAGCTATTAATAACCTTATCTATAAAGCGTTCGTCACGCTGTGTACAATATACCTTAGAAGGTAAAGATAAGCCGCTAGTCTCTTCGAGTGAGATTGCGTCAGTATAACGATCTACATCAATACTGTAAACCATTCCTGGAGTCAAATCACACTCAAGACCTTCTGTGTTAAACTTAAAGTTTATGCTCTTACCTACTTTCAAAAATTTCTTTTCCATATTTACTGATATTATAATACTCAAATATTGGTTTTTATCTCTTCTATCATCTCGTCTACCTGTTTATGGTTACGTACGAGATAACATTTCATTTTACTTCGATGTCGCTTAAGATAATACTTAAACAATTTCCATCTAAGAGGGAATGAATCTCCCATAAGACCTTTACATTCTACTACAAACCCATTTCCTATGAAGTCAGGTAGATATGTTAGAGGTCTTATTTTTTTGCCTAAATACTCGAATTTATCCAGTAATACGAAATGCTTTGGCTCATATTTAACTGGTATTCCAGCTTTCATAAAAGCTTCATAAGTATAGCATTCGAGCTTACTCCTAAAATGGAGACCATACTTATCGACTTTTGTCGCATTCCGCACTCTGCCTTTGGATTTCTTTTTAGATTTCTTGCCTATCATAATAAAAATTTTTTCCCCTTATCTTGGATACAGAAGTTCTATTAAAATAGACAATTTCGCCATCAGTTACTTTTTGTTCATCTCCGTGATGGACACACGCGCATATACATCCATCGTCACTATAACTATCCCAGATAGTCATCTGCAATTTATTTGGAAGATAAATACGCATAAACCCACCTTTGTCAAGATGAATTTTCTTAGTCAGCTTCTTTGTAAGCCATTTATGCAATAGAGGAGACATTACTGCACCTCCCAGCACACCTAATAGGCATCCTATTACTACATCAATCATATTTCTGTAACGTTTTTGTTAACCAGTCTTTCATGGTGCTAAATCCGTTGTCACGAACAGCATCTGATAGATCTTTGGCTTTAAATTTTTTATTAATGAAAAAAGCATCTATTTTGTATTGCTTACTATATTGTCTAGCCTTAAGCATACCGGTTTGATCTCTATCATACAGTATAACTATATGTTTCCATTTGGAACGCAGAGACCTGAGTATATCTTCAGGTATAAACACAGTTTCACTAGCAGCAGCTATTGCATTAAAACCCATCTCGTAGCAACACATCACATCTTTCAGTGACTTTGTTATTATGAGTAGGTCGCCTCCTTCCTTAGGCAATTCGGATAATCCCTGTACGTGCCGATTCGTCAGATTGGTACGCCATTTAGTAAACTTGGAAGCAAGTGGACGATAAATCTTAAACTTATCATACACTTTATATGCATACATAGGACTATTCTCTTTGTAGATACTTCGGACGATACTATTACAAAGAAAGTACTTAATGCTGAACACATTGAACTTTTTTAGGGTATCAATATGTATTCCGAACTGTTTCCAGTACTGTTTGTCTACATTAGTAAACGGCTGTCGAACTATTCCGATATCGGTATCTCCTTTCGGCTTATCGTACGTATTTGTCCTTACGGTTGTATTAGGATTTATTCTGCGTACGATTCTCAATAATTCTCGTTCAAGCTCTTCTCTAGTCGTTATACCTTTGTATTCTTTTAGGAACTTCAGAGAGTTTCCACATTCTCCAGTTCCAAGATCTTTCCATAACAATCCTCCAGTTTTGGAATGAAATATTCCAAATGAAGGGTTCTTGTCTCCAGACCTTAAAGGACTATTCATAAGTTTTCCAACTTTAAACTGTCCTAAACAATACGTATAGATGTCTAAATCATTCACTTTGTCCAAGATGTCTCTCAAGGACATAGTAATTGCTGTTCTAGTACTATACATAACTTATAAGTTAGGGGCTAGGTGCGGATTCGAACCGCTTCCTTGCAAGGATCCAATCTAGCCATGTAGTGGAAAGTATCGGATTCGAACCGATAAGCAGGGTAGTGTTTCTTTTAAGCTTGCACACATTCCAATCTATCAATGCCCTTGTTTTACCATTAGACTAACTTCCCTAAAACGAGCAGTTTAATGACATGCTCAGGTCTACGTTGACGGACGTATAGCAGTTTACGGAGATGCTAAGCTCGGACTTTAGGTTATTCAAACCCGCACTTACGTAGCGTACACGCGTATGAAATCTGATGCCAGGTAAGCTGTGCATCATAGATAATATCGGCCTTCACAGGCGGACAGAACTATTACTTTCACAAGCTGTAGCTCTTCTTATCATCAGAAATGTTGTGGCTCTGTAGGGATTCGAACCCTACTGGACTATTTGTCTATATAACAAAAACATGATAAAAACGTCGATTTGAATCTGTTTTCGCATACGTCCATGCTTGTGTCTCACGACACCCTGCGAGCCTTATTGGAGGCATTTCACCTCCAAAGGGTAACTGAATTACCTAGCTCCACCAACGCCCTTTCATGGCAGTATTACCTCCCTGGGGCGTATCCACTTGCTGTATAGTTTGACACTCCTGCTATGTAAACGGTATAAGAACCATTTACCGGATTTCATACAATCAAGTAGTATTTCTATTTCTTCAGGCGTAAACCCCTTAAAAGGGAAGATCTGATGCGCCTGCTGCATCCGCAGTTTCCGGAGTAACGGTTGGTGGCACGTTAAGCGGATCGTTGTTCTCCTTATCGGCAACAACTGGTCGCTCCATAAGATCGTTCTTAAAGAGCTTAATCTGCGAATCTGTATTAGACATGTCTTCAACGAAGATTCCGAGCTTACTTACTTGAGTATAGCCCTTCTTGTCGTAAATAACCTTCAAACGGAGCTTTTTCTTAGTAGCAATCATAGGATCAAGCATCTGCTTTGTCCAGTCAATCATCTCCTTGAATGTAGAAAGCTCTGCATCTGGTCTCTGTGGGTAGAAACAATCAAGAATCTGACAAACTCGTCCAAACTGAGCGTTATCACGCTTCTGCAAGTCTTCGTCTGTCTTAATATACATTCCCTTTGTATTCTTCCACTCTGTCATAGTAGCTGTCTGACCATCCTCATTCTCAAATACGATCTCGAGGAAATCGAGACCCTGAGGAGACTTGTTACAGTTTACCTCTTTAAGAGTGACGTTCTGGTTAATGCCTACTGGCATATAACTACTATTACTAAATTCTTCGTTGCTAATTGCGGCTGTCTTTGTACTAAACATAATCTCTATTATTTTAATATACGTAATGCTAACATATCAAGTTTATTCTCAGCATAGTATGTTGCAGATCGAATAGACCGATATATCAATTTACTTAAATATTCTATCCCAATGTGTTGTAAGTGTCCCATCTTCATTACCTTCTGCAATAACGATATCCTTTCCGGCTATGTGTCTTGCACGAGCCTCCATGATGGTATCAGAGACACCACCTTTAAAGGATATATGTGTTTCATTTCCTTTGCGATATACATAACCTACCGCATCAGCTAATCCACACACGATTTTACTCAGTTTGCCAACCAAGTCTAGTTCTTTTGCAGAAACTTCAACACCGTCCTTTTCGGTTACGGTGTCTTTAACGTGACCTACAAGAATAAATTCGTCACACAAATCTCGGAACATATCAACTACTTTCTTTACTGCATCTCTAAGATACTTATAGCCAGCACCGTTAGGTAAAGTAGTTACGTCTGTGCCGTCCCATTTTTTCCCAAGTGGAGTTTGGCGATAGAGTGTACAAGCATAGCTCATACAAATATCCTCAAGTCGTGTAGCATTGTCAATAGTGATATGCTTATAGAAATTATGACCTACTTCTTTATTCTTGGCACGAATGGCACTTGCTGCTTCTCCTAAATCATTGATCGTACGACACTGGATGGCCATCGCATCAACGAAGACAGAGCCTCCCTCAAGGTCTATGATAAGGTTATTATCCAGCTGTGCAAGACAAGATGTCTTACCAGCCTTTGGAAGACCATAGAGTATAAGATATCTAGGATTTTCAGAAACTGCAGGAATTTTACTAGTAGGTAATGTTAAACTCATGATACAATGATACTAAAAGTTTTAATTAAAGCTTAATGTTAATACTAATGATTGTCTTCTTAATCTCTGGACTAAGTGAAGAGATGAAGTTGTAATCACTAAAATCAGAGTAACTATAAATGTCGGTACCAATCTGAATCTCATCATTGTAGAAAATGATAGGGAGACCATTCTCAAGACGGTAAATCTTACCGAGCTTAATACCCTTCATAATACTCTTCTTCTTGCCATAGTTAGCAAGAATGTTACAAGCCTTTGCGAACAAAGTGTCGCCCTTCAGAGGCTTGTAGATATAAGTATGATCCAACTCGTCGAACATGGCATCAATCAGATCGTCGTCCTTCTTCTTTGTGTTAAACAAATAAGAGTTATTCTTCTTTACAGTAGAAAGAATAATATCATCGAGAATCTGAGAATAAATGTTACCATTGTTAGTGTTCTTAATGTTGTTGTCAGTAAACTTAATATCGTATGTTGTCATAATTCAGCCTAAATTTTAATTGCTTAACTTTCTATCAAGTTGTTATATGCTAAGTCATTCTGGAATTCAAGTATGCAGGGCTTTCCTGCGTCTCGATTCTTCAAGATGTGTAAATACACTTTGTTCTGAGTAGGTAAATGGCTCGGGCCATATTCTTGTATTCCAAGAATTTCAGGCCTATGAATGACTATAACATAATCGCTAGCTTGAAATAAAGCATCAGCAGATGAAATGTCGCTTCTCATAGGATAATGCGACAAAGGATTGTTTATTCTTTCTGGTGATTCAATATTTCTATTCATCTGTGCTAGTTGTAACACTGATGTCATAGGATACTTTTTAGCACTTATGAAAACTCTTTCGAGTTCCTGCATGGTTTCTATAACGCTGCCTATCGGCTTCGTCAATAGAGCATGGTCGTACATTATCACAAAATGCTTATCGGTACCCTTTATGTATGTATTATAGAAATACTTAATAATATCTTCTGCTTCCTTGGGAGTTGTAGGGTTATCTACAAACCATATAGGATACTCCTTTAGTTGATTAGATACTGAGATGACTTTTCTGAAGGTATCGTCATCCAGGTCCGTTTCCGAACTATACAAAGTCGAAGTCGTTTTCCTAAGCTTACTAGAAAGCGTTCTTCCAACTTGCCTAAATCCAACCATCTCTAACGAGAAAATCAGAATTACTATTTCTTCACCGGGATTCAAATCAACAATATCAGTTGAGATCTCATTAGCAAATGAGCTCTTACCACTTCCTGAAATACCAGCTATGGTGTAAACGGTATTAGGTTCAATACCTCCCATACACTGCTTATTAAACTTGACCCATCTAGTCTTTAGAGATGTTATAGAGTGATCTCTACGACCAGATATGTAGTTTATCGCCTCTTGGGCTACAACTGACATTGGTCTTATAAGATTAGATAAGTTCTGTTCCATAAGTCGATTCCTCAATTTTAGAGTTGTCTTGCATTTCTTCCTCAGATTCTTCCCATTGATGGTCTACGAGCCATCTCCACATCGTCTTCATATAACTTAGTTTACCTTCGTTAGTCTTTTTCTTCATTTCGAAGTCAAGACACTGAATAAGATGTTGAGCCATAGCCTCGCTTTGACCTACATAGACATTGAATAAATGCCTACATTTGTTAACGTTGGCTCTTAGATAGTTTTTAGTACCATCTGGTCGTAGAACGTATATTGGGTACATTTCATAGAACAGATCGAAATAGTTCTGTTTAGGTCGGACTATATCCTTAAGCGTATCTGTTGCATGATATGTAATTGACTTACCTCTCTCTATCGAGGTAATAAGTCCCTGAGAAATTAAGTTTGATATTTCTTCGTCGCTAACTAGGCTGACAATTTTGCGGACGTCTTGATTGTAAGTTTTTTGATTCTTATCCAATACCAAACTTAGGAATATTAATTGATTTGAATTCAGTCCTGGAATGTCCAGGAGTTTTGTGTTTAGTTCAATAATCATCTTATATACGTTGATAAACGATTAATCATCGAATATTGTCAACTGGCGGTTAACAAACTCACTAGCTATCTTTTTTGCCTTGCTAATGTAGTACTGGTAATCCAGATGACGTTTCTCTATTGGTGTGGCATCCATCTTATTAAGAAGTCGGACTCCGTATTCTGTTATTCTTGTTTCAGAACGACTTTCGTACATTTTGTCCTTAATTCTTATAAGATAGTAGCCACTGCTCGATGCGTAGTACCTATTAATACGTTGAATGAGGTTTCCCCCATACTCAACTTTTGATTCCTTATTTACGCTTTGTGACATTAAGAAATCACGGATATCTCTATCCTTCTTAATAAACTTGTCTATCGGTTCATTGTTCAAAAAATAGTTTATCACAGCTTTGGAGATAACAACTGGTGTCATGCTGTTGTTAAGACCAATTTCTGTGATAAACCTGCCTTTCTTTTCTATCAGTCCTGGATCTCCAGATTGAGAGTATCCTTTGCGAACACCAAAGTAATTGTTCACGTCGTACTGATAAAACGACTCGTAATCATCGGATTCGAATGTCAACCGGGTTAATTGCTCAACTTCCTTAATTGCATCGGCTATTGCGAAGCGGGCGGATTTGTCGGCAATATAGACGACACCATCTGTATTGACTTGTACAATCTTACAATTCAATGCCAGAAGCCTGTCCACCAACATAAGTAGTATAAGTTGCCCATTTATACGTATCTTATATACGTTAAGTGGATCATAAGCCCAGCTACTTTCTTGTTGCATCTTTCCTGTAAGAGCATTAAGAGCCTGTTTAAATGCCTTAGACTTTAATAACTCTCCATTACGTTTGGCAGCCAAGCGCTCCTTGTATAGAGCGCTGTACACATTCCAAAAATCTTCTCCTAAGTGAACTGGAAGCCAATGGTTTATAATGGCTAGCGAAGGATACATAGACGTAACGTCGGAGTGTCCTATAAACTGTTCAGCTGTAGGTTTGTAGACTCTAGGCTCGTTGATGGTGTGTATACCACCTTCGTTTATAGAGTAGCAAATGTTTGAGAGAACAAACTTCTTCTCATAGTTTTCTTGTTTCTTATCAGACTTACTTGCGTTGCAAGTAGCATTCTTTACATCCAATAAGACCTCTTTCAACTTTGGATTAGAATATTGTATGAATGGGAGTATAATGTCACCTAGACGAATGTTTCCGACTTTTCGAGCACGAGTTTTCAGCTCGTCTTTTGTTGTGTTGGTAATGTCTAAAGTCTTTCGCAAGAGTACTTCTTCTCCAAATCGTACACCACTCATCGACAGTGCATCAAACCCCCATTCTTTTTCCACTTCAAGACGTAGTTCTACATCTTCTTTTACTTTGTTAAGCAAAGTCTCAGTAGCTTCTACGTCGTTCACATTATACTCTATCATAGCGTCAATATCACATTTCTGGATCTGCAGATCAAAGCTTCCTTCATACTCTTGTACATTTGGCATATGTAAGAGTATTTCTATTTCTTTTAAGCTTTTCTGCTGTTTGGCGCTATAGAGCATCAACATAAGATCAAATGAATAGAAGTAGTTTGAATACTTATACACTTTAATCTTATCAATATTTCCTGTTTTTTCCGAACTTATTATTTCTTTACTAAGATAGTAGAGAGAACTACAAATTCTCGAGTATCCTAGTCGCTTCATTCTACTGCAGAAATGTATAATGTAACTTATGATTATGTCATCATAATGCTTATTGTTATAGCCGCACATTATATGATCAGTTCTGTTGGTGTAGAAGAAGTCAACTAGTTCTTCTAGTTGATTTTTACGACAGGATATCTCGAATTTATATAGTTTATGACTCTCTGAATCTTTACAAGTACAATGAAAACAGTTTGGAAAAACTTCTATGTCATATAGAACTACTGGTCTTTCCTTTACTATCATAGTTCCCTAGTGAGGGTTTGCACCTCGCAGTCATATCCTTTCGGAGCACACTAGGGTGACCAGTGGTGTCCTGGTCGGTTTGAAGAAGTTACGCCTTAAGCGGCCATTCGCATTTTATTTGCGTTTGGCAGCAAGATACGTCCTGTCTTCTTGCGATGGTCTTTAAGGTTTGTACAAACAAGGTTACTGCGTTTTGCCTTTACCTTATTTGTCTCCTTACGAGCTATCTTCATGACTTTACTGTGTTCTGGAAGTTTGTTTACGCCTCCATACTTAGCAGTTTCGCCATTATCTTTTATTTGAGCAATTTCTTGCTCGTGGAACAACTCGTCAGTAGAAGAGAATCTACCAATAAGCTGTAATTTGTCATATTTAGCGACAACTAAGTCTCTAATATGTTCTTCTGCAGCATTCTTTTCCGCTTCCCAAACTGGGAACTGCTGCGCGTAGAACAAGTCGTCTTTCTTAACAGGACATGGGTGCTTTCGCTCCCATTTCTGAAACTTGTGTTGAACATACCCTTCCATGAGCTCGGTACGGTTAAACTTCATAACCTTTCTGCGAGATTCAATCTTTGTCGAATCACGTTTGAGCAGTATGAACCAAGGTTTCTTCCGGGAAAGACCATGGATACAATGTTCTTTACAGAACTTAGAAGTAGTTCCATGAGACTTGTTAAAGTCCTTAAGCCACTTCTCTTTGATGTCACGATATTTTTCAATATAATCGTCCAAATATTGATTATTCTGGGTATTCATAACGTTGCCTCCTATGATTAAGCTGCTTGTTTAGCTGTTTTTTGTTTAGTTTCTTTAACCTGTGTAGGCTTTTTGTTTACGGCTTTAGCCTTAACTTTGAGCCCACGACGAAGCTTACGTCCTTCGGCCTTAGAGCCATGACGGAAGTTATATGTGTTCTTCTCAAGTGTCTCCTTAGCCTTCTTCTTAGCCTTACGGAGATTGTAGAAGTTCACACTAGCGTTCTTTGAGCACTCGATAGTATGAGGATCACCTCCTTTCTTGTGCTTGTTGTGATTACCTGACATATCTATGCCAGCCTCCTCGAATGGAGACTTATCATCAGAACGATACTGATAGAATGTAGCATTACCTACAAGGTCACGCAGTTTTGCTACTACGCTTGCTGGCACATCCTTAAAGAATGCTGTAGAGTTAGTAATGCATGCAGACTTAATGCCGCAATCCTTTACCAACTTCTCGAGCTCCTTCTTCTTTTTCAGAACGGAATCACATACAACTGTAATATTGTATACAGTGGCGTTGTCCCACTGCTTCTTTGCGATGTCTATCACCTTCTTGGTGTCGGCATCATTGAGATGCATACGCTTGCACCGACGGGTAACTGATGCGATATGACGAGCCATAGCGACATTACGACGCTCTTCCTGCTTCTTCAAACGGTCCTCCAGAGTGATTTTAACAGGCTCTGAAGCCTTTTCCTTCTTGGAGTCGATCAGTTTATCCATGATGCTCTTTTTGCGCGCCTTACGGGCCTCTGCGCGAGCCTTAGAGGCAGCATATTTAGCTTCCTCTTTCTCGGCCTTAGCCTTCTTCTTAGCTGCCTTGAGTTCGGCATGTTTCTTAGCCTTCTTTGCGTCAGCAGCACGGCGCTTCTTAATGTTCTTTATTGTCTCATTAGCAGCATTAGACTCTTCCTTCTTAGCTGCCTCAGCCTTAACTGGTGTAGTTCCTATCTTAGCATGAACCTTCTTGAGGTTCTTCTTGTTATTCTTCTTTGACATAATTTTGATAATTTAATGTGTTAATAATGTTATTTTTAAGGCAAGGGATTCCTTATTGTGGTTCGTGTAAGTCTCGATCTTACTCCTTTCGGCGACCCTTATATTTGTCTCGAACCTATAGCGTTTAAGCTGCTAGATCCATTTCGAACTTATCAGCAATAGTATCCTTAATCTCAATAGAAGTCTCATTGTTAAACTTCTCGAGATTAGCGTCAAACTTATTTGCTAGTAGTTGCTGCTCATGGATAAGCTGAGCAATCTTAGCTGATGAGAATATCTCACGCTTAGGCATAGCCTTCAATCCCTTTTTTGCCTTAGTTGATGGATCAAGTGTCTTGATCATCTTAAGTTGTGCTATTGCCTCCTTTGCCTCGCATGCTGCGAAAATACTATAGTTATTTGTCTTCTTAAAATCCTCGTAAGAGAATGTAGTTGTACCTGTATTAAGAGCTACCAAAATACCCTTAATCATAATACGCTTCTCACTAAGTTGTACAATCTGGTTATACAAGCTCTTGAGATCTAAGCCAGAACCTTGCTTTGCTGCAATTGCCTTCTTAGACATGAGGTTCTCTGCTCGAATAATTCGCCAATACTTATTGATAGTGATATCAATGTTCTTACGAATTGTAATTGTGTTTGCTGAGTTCAATTTAATTGATTTCTTATTCATATAGTTTGATTAAAATTAAACAATTTACTTGAATCAGCCATTTACCTAGATTCTCTATTACATATAACTGTAATAAAGAATAAAAGACACCCATTGGCAATCCTGCCCCGCAGGGCGGATTACCTATTCTCCGCAGAGAATGTTTAAGGATGCCTTTTAATATAAACTAATAATATCGTCTTTGCATTTCGTTATAAACAATAACGATAATACCATGCATGAATGTGTACTCTTCTGCTCGCAGTTCATACACCATTCCCGCAGGAATGTTTCTGTTTATGGCATTACACGTTTAGCGTTTACAATTCCGTACTCCAACTCAATCATTGGTTTACCGATGCAGTCTTTAACCTGCAAAACTTCTTTACGTCCGTTGATATTGATAACAATTTTATCAGGATACTCTTGCTGAGCGTTAAGCCTTGGCCCTGACACCCGGGACCCCGCAGGGTCCGCTCCTACGCCATCAGCAATGCTAGAATTCTGACATACTTTTGTCGCAACATCATACAGTCGTTCTACGACCCAGTTAAAGTTTTTATCTTTAACTCCTTTCATCACAATTTCTTGTGATAGTCCTTCCATAATGGCCTTTTGGTTAAGCCCTGTGGAAAGACTCACTAGTGCATCCCATACCTTGAGAGCGAAACTCTCAAATGGTAAGGTTTGCTCGCAGCCGATTATCTTGTTCCAAAAGTGGAACCTAGTTGAACCGAGAGTAATACTACCATCATCGTTAATGGTATAGATTTTGTACTTCTCCGTATGGTCCAACTTTTCATAAACGGCTGCTTTAATCTTCGGTTCGGAGAGCATTACTGCAATAAGCTTAACACTCTTCTCAGTTAAAACAGCCTCCATGAATCCTACGCGATCTTATCAGCTGGTTTTGACTCTGCCTTCTGGCGCTCATAATCAGCAATGATCTTCTCATTTGCTGAGATGGCAGATACACACTGTGCCTTAGCCTTCTGCAACTGCTCGATCATGGCGTCAAGACGAGCTATCTCACCACGGTTGAGGTCGTTAAGAATACCACCCAAATCCTTAGGATCTGAGAACACAGCCTTAGAATTCTTGTCCTTGAGAGCGTTCTGGACAGCCTCTTCAGTGGTCTCACCAAACTTGGTGCTATTCTCACCGAGAGGAATATCGATCTGGTTGTCGGTGCCCTCATTGAGACGGCAAACTACATCACCGATTGCATTCTGTTTTGTTGCCATAGACTCAATCGTAATATAGCCGATCGAGAAGCGACGAGGCGAACGATTGAGCACAAGGTTTACATTAGAGCTCTGCTTAGCCTGCTCCAAAACCTTGTCATGGTCTGGGTTGAACAAACGGGTCTGAGGAGTAAATACGTCCTGACCAAACATTTTCGCACCGAGCATGCTCAGTGGGGTACGATTTGATTTAATTGTAGTTTCCACGATGTTTACATTAATTTCTGACATAATCATATCCTTTTTGATATCGTTATTGATTAACTAACGATATGATTGAAAAATATGGTGTATTTTGGCTACACCTTTGCCGTTGTTTATTGAATAAAGCAACGCTGATACGAAGATACTCGGTTACTACTTTGCGTACTTAGTTTTCTAAAGGAAGTTCTACCATTGTAGACGCTTTATCTAGACTTAGCTGCACTTTTCCTACTACAACAATAGGGTAATAGGCTTGCAGCAGGAATTGCATACGTATGATGCAATTAGCATTTACTGGTTTATCCAGGCCCATCGTCTAAAGCTTTGAATGCTTCCTTTGCATAATCAAATGCTGAACTATTTTCTGCTATTTTGTTCACGTTTTTTCTAACTTAACTATTCTAATCTTCGTTGGTGAAATTTTGCAGAGCAACTAACACTCATAGAATCTTAGAATTCTTATAACCCACGAAAATATGTAGAATCTCGGTCGTATTTCCCTTACTATACTTACAAGACATTCCTACACGATTGTTATTAAAGCAGATAATCTCTACTGCTAACTTAGAAGCGACTGTCAGCTAGGTCTCCTTACTGCGATACTCGGCTTATGGCATGTACCCAGCGGTTGGTTATCGGAATGTCTCAGGATCAAACCCATCACAGACTTTACGGCTTTTTACATCTTTGCTGATGTTTGCAATTTTTCTGTACCGGTATTACTACCTCCTATTTATAGTGCACGAATATTGGGAATTCAACCCATACATTTCATCTTGTCACCCACTTATAACGTAATATACATGTATAGAGACAGTATACACATATAATATACACAGTCGTTTTACAACATAGATATAAGCTGCCCATCAATTTCCTGTATTGCTTCGAACCTTTATGTTTACATATACTGTTGCGCAGTATACTTTAGCACGGTTGGCATATCGGTTGGCACTCGATTTCTTCACCTCAAGCCCTTACTTACAACGTAAGATTCACTCTATGAAGGGACGTCAATTTTTGTTAAACATGTTATCTTTTAAACTTTCTAGGTTTTCATAGTCTATATCTCTTGCATATAACATACGCATACATAATATACCAGCTTACTACTCTGTAGAGACTATGTAATATTGTATATCATAGTGCAAATAAACTATTAGTCTAGATCGTTTTGGATGAAAGTGGAGGTCAAATGATCCTGGCTGGATATATCTCGAATCAACTTTCTACCTGCTTTGCTATTTCTTATTCTAGGATAGCTCTCCATCAATTTTCTTTGACTGTAACGGAGTCATCGATCATAATCTCATGAACGATTTAATTTTCATGGAAATTGGCTGTAAGTTCGGATTGCCTAACATCCTAATTACAACTGGAATAGATTTTCACCGCGATCTTCACCCGCGTACGATACTCCCGTAGAGCTTCGATTAAGGGGCTGCCCAACCCTTGCGCTTGTTTTACTTTTATATACCGCATAAACAAGAAAAGCCTGGCGGTCTACCATGAGCTCAGACGTCTTACACCTCATCCCTGGCACCCCTTCAATGGAGTTGTGACGAATCGAACGTCAAGGACTATATGCCAACGTATTCACCATACGTCCCGTGAGTATTATCCTCACGATATTGCGTCTTAGATAATTTTTTCGGCCTTTATACTAGCTTTGGACACTAGAAACACTACCTACGGCTTAATAATACTTCTATATTGTTTGGGATATCCTCGGTTCTTCCAGCACCATGCACCATACCATGTATGCAATTCTGTTCACCTACTGGGGACCAATATAGTTCGTCTCGTGTAACGTTTGTATATGCTTAGTATTATCACATATAATTACGATACGGTTCATTATGCCCTTCTTGGGACTTATGCGTTTGTAATTACACTGCATCTTTTAAGGTGCATTCAGCCTCATCCAGCTTGTCTCCAGACGGTTCTCACAAGTCCAGCTGTGCAATTATAGGAGCTGATACAACGCTTCTCCTACTTATATCAAACGGTTTCAATGCTTGATACATTTCATCCTACCTTTTGAGTGATCTCGCCCTGCAAGACAGGGTTAACATATTCTCGGATCCAGTTTAATTTGATTGAGTTTTTCTTCTAGCTCCTTCGCGGGGGATGTTCCAGAATAGTACGTAGACTAATGGGATCTACTATATGTACTTACCCAATTATAGTGCATAGGGTTCTTATGTTTACTTATGCACATTGGAGGCGATTTGGATATAATCATTGAGCTCTCCCTTACGAATGGTAGAGTTGTGATTAGTGGAGTCGACCTTTTCTCCAGGTTCCATAATATACAGAAGTGGTACATACGACGTATCTGTCTTCTTAATTACGGTGCGTTTAACAATTACCTTTGCAGGTAACTGTTTATGGTTACAAGGTACAGTCTTTTCTACCTTAACGGTATCATGGACTGTATCAGGATTAGCACGATTCACTTGACCAAATAAATGGTCCATTGGTTGCTGTACAGTAGATGCTGCTACTGTCTGCACTGTCGTTGGAAGAGGAACATTCTTAAGATCGGCAATATTCATACCGATAGTAAGAAATGCTGCCCCTAACAACGTGATCACTAATTTTTTCATACTTTGATAGTTAAATTATTTGCGTTCACTTTGCCATTGGATGTCAAGGGCTCTTTTAATGCGACCAACTAGTTGTGAACCAGTTCTCTTAATTGGCCGTATTATTTTTTTACCTGAGCCTTAGCCTTACCTTTGGCTTCCTTTTTCTTATCTTCAGCTGCCTTCTTATCAGCTGCTTCCTTAGCAGCCTTGGCAACAGCCTCTTCCTCAGCCTTGATCTCCTCATCGGTCTTGAACTCCAAGTCGATAATATTCTCCTTGGCATAACCTACGAGTGGATCAGAAGGATTACGGAACAGGTTAGAGATGATACCAGCATACTGTGTAGCGTTATCAAGCATAGAATCAGGCTTAACCTTAGCCATCATGTCTGGAGTAACGTCACGATAGTATGCACGCTTAATGGCGATAACAGTCTTCTTTGCGAAGTTGTTACCATCCAAGAATTCCTGCTTCAAGCTCTCAACGAAGCTACCAGGTGCTGCAAGAACCGCTGCAGTAGCCTTATCGGCGAACGCGATATTCTTGTTAGCTATATCAATATGATCCTGGACACGCTCCTTTTCTGGCAGCTTGTTCTCTGCTTCAAGCGCAGTCTCGCCCTTTGAGCGAACTTCGTCTGCACCAATGATTACAAGACATTTTACAACGTCTGCAATCTGATCATCGGTATACTTGCATACGCCGGTGTTCTTGTCAGTAGAATGGTCGCGAAGCTCACAGAACGCAGACACAGGAGATCCTGACGTAGCGGTAACGTTGAAGAGGTGAGCACCAATTCCATAAGTAAGTGTTCCGACACGACCTGTAAACTCAACAATCTTGCGAAACATGTCATGAAAACTCATGTTCTTGATGCGCTCCATATCGTTCTTTGCAGAAGCGAGAGCCTTCTCAGCGTTCTCCTTGTACTTCTTGTCCTTGGTATTCTTGAGTGTCTTCTCAGCAGACTCGATAGCACGCTTAGCTTCGATAGAGCGATATGACTTATAGAAGTTCACACACTGCATGATGCTATCCATCAGCTTAGAATCACGGTTCATAGCCAAGAAGCCAGACAAAGCTTTCTTGAGCTCTTTTTCGTCCTTGATCTTTGTAGGATCAAAAACCTTACCTGCTGTTGCAGCACGAACCTTAGCATCCTCTTCGAGCTTCTTAGAAGTCTCTTCGGACACCTGTACAGCTGAAGCTGTAACCTCAACTGCATCTGCATCGTCCTTTGAAGGCAAGAGCTTTGTGTCATCAAAGCTTACACCAATCTCCTTCAAAGCTTCAGTAAGCTCTGGAAGAGCAGCCTTACGAATTACAACAGCGAAATCGCTTGAGCCATACTTGACCTCGTTACATACGCACACTGCGATGCCGAGGGCGTTAATGTGGTTGATCTTGTCGATAGCTCCCTGTGGGAAACCAGTATGCTCAGCAGCTTTCTCATCCAAGAAAAAGCGTTCGTGAGCCATCTTCAACAAATCTACCTGATGGTTACGGTCCATGCTTGACCCACCTGTTGTTGTGAGCATAGCTGCAGCCTCAACAGCTGCATCTGCATTGTTACCACCATTGTTGTTGTTCTGAGCAACTTTTACATTGCCCTTTCCATTCTTTTTTGCCATTTTGATAATGTTTTTAAATGTTATTTACTAAAATTAATTAATACTTTCTGGGCAACTAACTTAAATTCAACTTGTGTCGAATATGAAGTTCGTTTTTAACCAATCTCGTGGAGGTTTAGTGAGCACTTTAATATGCTCTCCTTCACCCAAGTTAAGCGCAGCAACAGTATCTACCACAACTGTATCCTTACCTGCTGGTTTTGTCTCGGCACATGTACCGGCGCCCTCTGAGGGTTCCAAAGCCTGAAATGAGCACGTCGGTGCCAGCATGGGATTTACAGAAGCTTTAACTGTGCTGGCTTCACTTTTATGGTCAACAAAGGCATAGTTGACCATACTCTTACCGGTAAAACCGAGCAAGAGACTTACGAGAATGATCCAGAACAACTTGTTGCTCTTATTGTATCTTGCGAAACCAAGAGCTACAAAAATCGAGAGAATCAATAATAAAAGTGAAGTCATTTTTTGTTAATTTTTTAAATTATTTCTAATTTTCCTACGAGTGCGACTTAACGCAGCTTTTATAGTGCCTGTAGGAATTTTCAGCACTTTGCTAATTTCATCAACCGTAAGATCTTCTACGTAAAATAGATTAAAAATCTTCTGTGTCTTCTTTGGGAGTTTTTCAAATTCCTTTAGAAGAGATTCGTACTCAAGAAGATTGACAAGATCTTCTTCTTCTGAAGAATTAGTCAATTCTACAGGTAGTCGGCCTGAGTCTTCTCCTAATTCCATGGATTTCTCCTTTACTTTTCGTAGATAATCTATAGCTGTTCGATTAGCTATAATTCTCAGCCATCCGCCAAAAGACGAATAATCTGTGAATGTCGAGAGTTTTTGGTGAACCTTAAGAAATACAACATTTGTAAGATCTTTAGCTTCATCCATGTCATTCACGTAACAAAAGAGCACGTTGTCAACAAACTCTTTGTAACGGTTAAACAATTTATTAAACGCTAGCTCATTTCCCTTTTGAGCTTCTTTTATGGTCTCAATCTCAGATTGAGTGATACGCTGATACTCCATATTGTGGGGTAGGGGAGATCTCTCTCACCCTACTCCTGATAAAACGGAAGATCGTACACCATCTTCTGACGGTATAGCGACCAAACGTTGTTGACGAAATTGTTGAAAAGGATTATTTTCAAATCCTTTCCTCCTGTTTTCATTTCTACCTTTTCAAGTAGTCCTGAACCGATACGCATACGAGTTGTAAGTGTTTTGAACTTCATAGGGTTGCTTAGGACTATAGTTTTCATAATCCAATCACCGACTCTACGCAACTGTTCATTACAACAGTATTCGTATATACAATTTTCGTCTAGGCTGTCTCCTGCACAGAATATGTGTGCTTCATAAGTAAAGCCTTTTTTGAGGCGGTTATGAAACCAGTTAATCACATTTTCTATACCTTCTTCTTTGCAGCCCAACAGACTAGCTCTGTAAATTAGCATTTTAGGGAAATACTCCATTTTTATTTTGTTTAATTAAATGTTTTCTTGATAAACTTAGAGAAATCTTCAAAATACTCATCTAGAAAACTAGCTTTTTCTGACAATGCGTTATCAAATAAAGCCATATTACCACATTTACATGATATGTTATAATAGTTTTCTAGGTACTTATAGTTCTCTTGGAACCATACTACCCAGCTATTAACCCATATCCAAAATGCTCGTTCTCCAGAGTTAAATATTTTGTTGATACCTTCCAAATTTATAGAGTCTGCAAAATTAAAATTTTGAGACCCCTCATGTATTCCAAGAGCTTTTCTTAATGATGCATTCTTTTCATCTGTTCGAGGTATTCCTCTTCCAGTGTTATAGATTGCTACATTTTCTTGGTATACACGGTCTATCCATCGCGTCTTTACAGCATACTTAATTCTTTCGTGTGGCTTCTTACCAATATTTGATAATCTACCAAATTCTGTACACCATTTAAATGCGAGGTTGACGACATGAGGACACCTGTCCTTTATCATCGCTTTATATCCCTTTGTCATAACTAATAGGAAGAAGCTGGGGAATCGAACCCCAAACTGAACAGTGGTTCCAACTTCTTCTTCTCTCCACTTTGGTAGGAAACACCTAGACTAAACTTACGCTACGTTAGTATAGTCTACAATGTTATTTACATTGCCGTTTAATTTATAGTATAGTGCTTAATGTATTTATCTCCTCTGTCTGTCAAAGCCAAACACGCCCATGTAGGCAGTTTTACAACATGCCTAGGTTGTCCAAGCGGAGCCAAAACATGGAGGAAGAACCATCTAGCGGCTTTATCGCACTGGGAAGAGGAACTGTGGACGTGAGGGGAGTCGAACCCCTGTCCAGACAGATTATTTCATACACACTGTACATTTCTTGTAAATGTTCCGATGATCAGTCAGAACATTCGATTTAAGCCACTTTAGAGTCGTTCTAAGGCGCTTTTGGCAGCATCGTGGTTAATTACTCCACTTATCTCCTACAACGCCTCAGAACGCATTAAAACATGGCTAAAAATATATAGGAATCCTCATGATACGAAGATACTTAGAGGGCTATATTCAGCATTTTTGATATATTTTGCAGGGTTCTGGTAAATACATATCTTCTTTACCTGAGTCTCCCCGATACAATGATACGCACAAAACATATTGTTTGATCTACTGTCCCAATTTATTGTGTGGGTTCACATCTCTTCCTCTCATCGTGATACGAAGATACTTGATGAGAATGTTAATTCATTCTAAGATTCCTTCTCTACACTGTCCCTCGGGATCTCTAGTACCTGAGAATCTATGTACGTGATACGAAGATACTTGTACTAGAAGAAGAATTAGAAGCGATCGAATTGATAGTTGGCATAATACCAGTTGTTCGGATACTTAGTGCGCAACTCACGGTCGTGCTTCTCGTATTCCTGGTTCAATTCGTTCATCTGCTTACGCTGATCCTCATCGATCTTCTGCGAAAGGTCACGGAACTGATTTGGCGTAATCTTCTGGTCGTCAGGAACGACGGTACCATTCTCGTCCTTACCAAGAAGACGGGCCAACAAATCTGTGCGCTTCTTCAGAATATCAAGAGTGATCTTTGCCTTCGCACGGTCCTTACGGACATTGAGAAGCTCCTTAATACGGAGATAGTCAGCACACTTGACGATTTCTTTGACCTGGGAGATCTTGCGCTTCTCCTCATCCTGGCGGATCTCTTCTGCCGCCTTGTCTGCGATGTCTGTGACGAGGTTGCCCTTCATCAACTTCTCTACTACGTTGTCTGCTGACACATTCTGCTGCTCTTTAGCAGCACCTTTTGTTTCTGCTTTTGCCATTTTGATAATGTTTAAAATGTTTGTAAATAAAATTAATTAACATATTGTTACTTCTCCCACACTCCAGGATGGATTCTTAACGAATACTGCACCATTATTATTAATGGTGATATCGCATGGAGCTTTGTGAGAGCAGTTAGCCAAATGAATGAGTGCGAATCTAGCCTCTTTAGCTTGATTCTCGTTAGGGTACTTGGATTCGAATACCAATGTTTTTGTATTCTTACCCTTTCCCTTAACTTTGATCGTATACACTGGAATCTTCCACATAATCTAAAGGATTTAGCTTGTTTTTAAACTTGTCACGCTTATATGCCTTTGCTTTGGCTTCAGCGTGGCGCTGATGATACACTTTTTTAGTATTACGTTGTGTTCTGCACATAATTACATGTTATCTTGAACTGTTTTAAATACACAAATAACATCGGTAGAAATACCGTAAGAATCACGCATTCTCTTACTTACACCACCAGACATAACTCTGATAGCATTTGTAAGAGCTTCATTGTCAGGCTCATTATTTATAGCCTCTGACAATGCGAGCAGCAACTTCAACTTGGAGCAGAAAAACTTACCAAATCTCTTTTTCACGTAGATGCATGCAGATTCTACAACAGAAAGCTCTGTGTCATTCTTGGCTTCTGCATGATGGATAATAACGGAATTAACTTCTGTTTCATCCATTGTGGATGCATGCACATACTTAACATCGGGCTTAACTGTGTTCAGCTGTGAAGCTATTGCCATAACTTCAGATGGATTCAAACTAGAACCATCGTAAGAGATAATAATGAACCGCTTCATAGCTAATCCTCCTTTGTCGTTATGTTAGTACTGGAGGATTGCACGAGCTGCACATGCTTACCGTTGATAATAGTGTCAACGACTTCCGTGTTGGGAATATCAGGAGGAGTAATAGCATCGTATTGATCCTGTTTATCAGGAAGATTCAAATATACATGCTTGTTCATCTCGAACTCGTTCGATATACTCATCTTAGTCAATGGTTTCCCAGATTTTTCTAAGACAGATACCACATCACGCATAACCTTTTCAGGTATGCTGAAGAACACTGAGTCCTGATGTCTCCATTGACCTTCCGATCTCTGAAACTCTATAACGTCAGAACAGTCGGTGAATGTAGGATTGTCAATATCCTGCATCATCTTTGACACCATGAGTGAGTCATCGTGTTTGATCTCACTCTTCGTCTGCTTCACATAGTCACATGATGACACTGTGGCAGCTACAATAAGCATGATTAAGCACATGCTAAGCTTTTCGAATAATCTCTTCATTTTGATAATTTATTAGAGATTTAACAAATGTTAACTATCCGGGTTTTAAAGATTCACGGAATCATCTATTGTGATACATATGGGACTCGAACCCATGACCCATAGATTAAAAATCTATTGCTCTACCAACTGAGCTAATGTATCGAATTAGGAGAGAATATTCTTGTATGGCCCTGGCTTTTGACCATACTCCACCACCAACGACATGAACACCAGTATGAATCATATCTCCTCTTACTCTCCTAATAATTGTAAATTGTGGACCAGCTAGGGTTTGAACCTAGGACCTCCAGATTATGAGTCTGTTGCTCTAACCTGCTGAGCTACAAGTCCAAATAACAGTTTCGTGTTGTGTTTTACGTCAACTCTTAGAAACTGTTAAACATCTGTGACGATAACGAAGTACGAAGCTCTCCAGCTTGTGATTTTATACAGACTTGAACTGTTATGTAGGCCTCTAACCTAATAAATCTCGGGGACGGTATAACCCGCCCCCTTGAAATGCAACTTAGTTAAATTTTTCCGTCCAATATGATATAAAATATATGATACTGGAGACCAAGATTATTATCAACATAACAATTATTACTACCAACGAAAAATCGCTTATGTTAGTTATATTTGTTATGTTTGACAATAAGTCAAAAAGAGGGAATGCCGAAATAATTATTAACGCTATTGATACAAATAGCTCTCCATATTCTTTTCTCATAGATATAGTGCTATTTGTGATATCTCATCATAGTCGTCTTCACTGACAAACCATGAATCGTTATCTATTGTTAAATAACTCTTCCTTGATCCCAAATCTACATCTTCCAATGATAATACACACATATCATCAGGATCTGCAGACTCGTAGTTCTTTAAAACTACATTTGAATTGCTACAATGCGATTTAAGTCTACGCAATGAAGCATGATGACGTCTAACTTCTAATTCTTCGTCAGACATTTGTCCGTTTTTTCTACGTTTTGCCATAATTAAGGACTAATAAAAATTATTCCGTCTTCAATGCATGATGGTGATTCTTCATTTAAATTCTTTAAATCTTTTACCCTTGGACAAGAGAAAGGATTATTAAAGATACACCCATTGCAATTGTATTGACGTTTAGCCCTAACAACAATGCCATTTACTTTGTAGATTCTGCCAGGACTAAGATTTTTAATCATAGTTCACCAATTAATTGTAACTTGTACATTGGTTGCTTTACTGGAACCATTTCGTATCCTTTACGAATTTCGTCAACTTTTCGAAGCACTCTAGATACTTTTCCAAGTTGATATGTTCTATGTATGACCTCACCCTTTGTGTAAGCTAGTATAAAACATACAAATCTTGATTGATTAGCATACAGCCTATCATATACAGGTGATATGCTATGATAGAATGCACCAACACCTTTCATTGTGTCGATTTTATCCATATCACTTTCACTAATCAAAATCTTTGTTGTTTTTCCTTCTTTTTTCAGGCGTTCTGACCTATATACATAGTTTTTTCCAGTTGATATATCTCTGACAGCTACGAACTTGCCGCCAGCGTAAGATGTTACAACCATTAAACCACCTACCATTGTGCCACTAGGTAATACTCGGCGTACTACGTCTCCTTTACTAAACTTCATTTGTGTACAAATTTAATTTTATACCGAACAATTGATGTAATTACACCATTTCTTAATCTAATGCCAAGTGTAGGCTCAATAGAGAATTGCTTGCATGTGCCAATATAGTCTACAACACTCTTTGAGATTGGAATAATCTCTGAGAATCCTGCAGACTTATCAACATACACAGCTAGATACTTAACGGTTTTACCGTTAACACTCGGTTTCTGTACTATTTGCTTAATACATTCAACCTTACATGTCATAGTATCAATTACAGCTTTTTGCTGTGCTTGACACTTCGATGTCATGAGTAACAATATTATTATCACAACTATCGCAATTAGCGGATCAGGACTGTGATCCGGCTTCTCGTATAATTTTACACCCATTCTTTATCATCTATAACTTTAACTTGTACGATAGATGGATTGAACCTATTAAAGAGTACATCCATTTTTGATTTCAATCCTGTTGATAATACGACCACTTTTCTACCAACGCATTCATCGACAATGTCTTTGGATTCTTTTAAGCCTAAATCCAGTTTCTCTTTAACCTCTTTTACGGCTTCTATTTTGCGCTTATGATCATATCCTACTAGTACAAGTTTAGATTTAACATCTGGTTCTGGTTTCTTGAGACTTCTCATTGCCTCTACTACTATCGTAGATGCAATTTCTGTTTCAGTAATCCCATTTGTAGTCTTCAAAGAGACTTTGTTGTCGTCATCAATTAAAATCTCAATCATAAGATCAATGAATTGTTAAGAATTTAACACTTGTCTTGCCAGCTCCTGGAACATTTGAATGTTTGTTATTAATATAACTATTCAAAGTATTTTCCAAAGATTTGGCATTGACTTTACTTAATCCAGAAGAGAGGATCATTGTAGATCCTCCCTCCTTGGCAACTACCTTGTAGTTAAAGTATTCAGCATCGGGTTTCCCTTTTGCTGACTGTGGCTTAACCGCCTGGTTATGCGTCTGCTTGTGTTTCTTCTGATTCATTGTCTGTACAAATGAATGATTTACAATCCAGACCAATAGCCTTAATTACATTAGGCTCACTGAGTCTGTCCTCTGCGACCTCGCTAATTCCTCTAGCGATAAATGCAAGATGTCTAAAGTCATCTATGCTGTTGAATTTACCATCAACTTCAACTGTCACTTTGATGGTCTGTTCCTCTGTTACGGCGTCCAGTTCAACAACAATAGATTTCAAGATTGGAATGTGTTTCTTGAACTTAGTCTCCACGTAACTAGGAGCATCCAAATCAACATGATCTGGAGACAGCGTACGAGATGTTGTTACGACTGTTTTGTTACCGTCAGCAAAAATTTCTGACCTAAGTTTTGGGTAATTATTACCCAGCAATTTCTCTGAAATGTTCATAATTTTGATAATTTAAACATTATTTACTTGTATAGGACTACTTCTCACCTATACTTGAGTTTTGTGTTCCATCTGTAATTCGGTTTCCCTTTGGAGGCTTTGGACTCCCTACGGCTACATTAAACACTTAGGGTTGATGCAACTCAACCCTTATGCTTTTTAATTAATTTAAAATAGCACCAATGTAAGTTATGAAGACAATACTTACACCAGTCTTTTTGTTCACGAAAATTTAAATCACACATATAACAATCTGTAAAAGCAGATCTATTTTTCACGATTCTAAATACATTCTTACAAATTGTTAATAATTGTCCTGGTTTGTACTTTTTAAGAGTACCAGATGTCTTCCGTATGTTCTTCTTTATCGAATTCATTCATACTACTTTGCAATTAATTCATCTACCTTAGACTTTGCGTCTAAATAATCAGCACCATAATCTGTCTCAAGGTCTGTATCCATGAGGTCAAGATCATGTGTTCCATCGAGAGAGTCTAAAAGCGTCTCCGTGCATTTATAATACTCTTCATACGCTTTTACTTTTTCCTCTGCCTTATTGCTCTTGCCTTTATAGACATTTGCACTAAAGCAGACACCAATAAATCCACCAATAACTGCTCCAATAAGGAACAGATTAAATTGGTCCATAAAACCATGAATTTTGTTTTTGTCCATA